GCCCGCTTCAGTTCATCCTTAACCAGCGCCTTCGCCAACCGGCGGGCTTCAGTCATCACAGCGCCAGTTGCGCCGGACTTCTTCTTGCCACCAGTGAACTTGATCTTCGAGGTCATGACAGCCTCAAGTTGGGCGTTCGCAACCTCCAGAGCCTTCGCCTGCATTTCTTCAGGCTTGGGATAGGTCTCCTTTGTAACCTTCGACGTGCCGCGATTGAGCAGAACCTTCAGACCCTGAAGGATAACCTCCGCCCATACATCGGCCGGAATGTCGTCAATCTGAACGGCGAGGGTAGTCTTCGCCTTCGTGATCGGGACATTCACGACCTGTTTCTCGGCAGTCTGAGCTTGTTCAGCAGCCATTGCTGGCTCCTTATGTTAGAACCAATCACTACCATCGGATAACTGTGGTCGTAAGGGCATGGGCTAGACGCTATCTAGGCCAGTCGGCCCCTGTTCACACCAGTGGTCTATGGAATGGTTGATCCTGCGGGATTGCAGGGCGGGCTAGCGCCAGTGGTCACTCAAAGTCGTCTTTTTGATGGTAGATAATACCCTTACCTTTGATATTGCCCTCAAGCTCGGCAGTAGCAACTATGTTAGAGCTTAAGGTATCTCTGTGGTAGACTATGGTAATGAAATTGTGTTCGCTATCGGCTATGCCTATAGACACGCTTTCGTTTGGTCGAAGTAGAATATCCATGCTAGCCTCCATGTTAGGCGCTAGCCTGCTATGCAATCCCTAAGCCAACCCAAGTCTGGATATGGCCCTGTCGCGTGTATCGCCTTCGGTTACTAAGCGGTCCCTAGACCGCAACCTAGGCGAATTGTCAAACAACCGGCCCGCATTGGGCCTTAGCTTACGGCTATCATTCCGAACCGTGCAGACATTATACGGACGCGATTGTGGCGAATTGATGGCGGAATTGTGGCGGAGCTATGTTTGTTTGCATAGCAGGTAGGCGCGCCGCGCATTGCTGCATCGCAATATGTCCCCGTCCGATCATGCTCCTACCATAGCACACTCTGGCCGTGATTTCAAGCTCCGCGTTATCGCCTCCGCCCGGTCGCGCCTTCGGTCGGACGTGGTTAGGTTGCCTTACAACGCCCTGACCTGCCCCTCCCATCCCCCTTACATATCCCTTATAGGCTCATGGAATACTTCCGGCCCGTGGTTGCCTCCTACCCCGTCTCCTGCTGTCTCTATCCCTCCCTCTCTACTCACACACATATATACAAGCGAAGGTAGGACAGATAGCAGGAATGGGGCCAGAGAGGCAACCACCGGCGACATTCCCGCCATGAGCCGTTGAGGGGATTGTGAGGGGAACGGGAGGGAAGCGTGAGGGGCCTGCAAGGCGCTAGCGGGCGCGTGGAGCGCGTGGCCGGGAGCGGGAGCTAGGGGCGTAGCGGGGCGCTTGCGCGAACGCACCCACGGCCTTCTGGCGAGGAATTGGAACGAAGCGCGAACGCGAGAGACAGAAAAAGGCCCGACTAGAGCGAACCCTAGCCGGGCCAGTTGGGAGGCTACGCAGAAGGGGAGGCTTAGGCCTTGGGCTGCTTCACGCTCAACAGCGCCTTATTCGTCTCGATGAAGGCCTTGATCTCGTCCGCGTGAGACAGCAGCCGCGTCCATTGCTCGCCGTAGAGCGTGACCGGGAAGCGGCCCATGCCGTACAGCGACACTGCGCCTTTCTCGCTCACCTTCAGCGTGATAGCGCGGGGCTGCGCCTGCTTGGCCTGCAAGGCCGCGATGTAAGCCTGCACATCAGCGGGCAGGGAGGCGAGATTGATAGGTGCGTTCATGGTAGTCACTCCTGTTAGGGACGACGCATTGCCGTCCGACGCCTCACACCTACGCCCTGCCTCTCGCGCCGTCAACATGTTTGTTTGCATACCTGCCATGCGCTCGGCGCATAGCGCGCCATGTCCCTGAACGCATAGCAGCCATGCGCCGCTTGCATCGCTCGTTGGCACGCTTGTTGCCTAGACTGTGGCGCAGCCACCCCCTAGGCCCAAAATCGGGGCGCGCTGGGTCCGGCAGTACCCCTCGACAAATTGAAATTAATTCTACGATCAGGCGCCTAACGCCCTGTATATTGTGGGTTGGATGGAGCGTTGCCCGCCTAACCTCCGCCCCGCCTGTCGCTTGAGGGAGGATCAGGGCGGATTGACTTCTTCCCGAAGTAGGCGTAGGCTCTTGGGGAAAGGTGGATCAGAACCTCGATGGAACTTCAAGGCTTCACCGATGTATCGCTGCTCCTGCGCGCCGGGGTCTACGCCCTCTGCAAGCGCGGGGTGGTGATCTACGTCGGGAAGTCGAAGTCGCTCTATTCACGCATCTACACCCACCGGAACCTCTCGTCCCGAGGAAAGGGCAAGTCCATCCCCGCGTGGATGCCGCAGTCCCTCAAGGGCATCGTCTTCGACGAAGTCCATATACGGCCCTGCCGTCTGGAAGACCTCGACTCCCTCGAAGAGCAGATGATCAATCTCTACAAGCCGCATTACAACATCAATCTGAAGAACGCGCGGAAGGTGACCCTCGGCACGATCAACATCGCGGGGGTTCAACTCAACCTGTCACAGCCGCCCCGGCCCCAAAATGGACTTCGTCGGTAATGCATAACGGCCCTCTCGCGAAGCCCATCCCCATCGGCCAGCCGATTCCGCTCGTGGCGAGCGACCTCGAGCGCCTAAAGAAGCCCCGCTTCGTCCCGCAGTCCCCACAGACCATCCGCGATTCGCACCACATGATTGCTCGGCTCGCCGCCGCAGGTCTGCGCCATGACGACATCGCCCAGCGCACTGGCTACTCGCGCATCCGCGTTCAGTCCCTCCTCGCATCCCCGGCGATGGACGAACTCGTCGCGCAGTATCGGAAGAAGATCGACGAGGCCTTCGTCGAGAACATTGACGCCTTCTTCTCCCTAGCGACGCAGAACATGATCGCCGCCGAGCGGCATATCGCCGACCAAATCGCCGAACTCGACGAGAAGGGCGAACTTCTCCCGGTCCGTACCGCCCTCGCCATCTCACGCGACGCGGCGGACCGCTTTGGCTACGGCAAGAAGACCCAGAACCTCAATATCAATGTTGACTTCGCTGCCCAACTCGAGCGCGCCATCGCGCGGAGTGGGAAGACCCTTGAGGGGAACGCAACGGAAGTCGCCTCAACAACCCAACATGAAGCGCGATCCATTCCTTCGCGTTCCCCTCGCCCAACTTCGACTGAGCCTGCTATTCACCGGCAACTAGAGGCTGCCTCCTCCCGGACGATGCCGTCTAACACTCGGTCTCTAGGGACTCAGTCGCCTTTACTTCGTAGGAGAGCGTAAGAATGGGCCGTGTTCGTTTCGCCTTCGCACGCGGCCCTAGAGGAGCCCATCGCGCTTGAACCCCGAACTGCTCGCATGGCTTGCGGCTTGTAACAAGGACCCTTTGGCGTTCGTGCTTGGCGCCTTTCCTTGGGGCGAGCCCGGCCCGCTAGAAGCGTTCAGTGGGCCCGAAGACTGGCAGCGCGAAATCCTGACAGCCATCCGTGATGGGCTCCTCACTCCCTCAGAGGCGATTCAGTTGGCGAGGGCATCGGGTCATGGTATCGGTAAGTCAGCCTGTGTTGCTTGGATCATTATCTGGGCTTTTAGCACTGCACCTGACACTAGAGGTGTGGTCACAGCAAACACCGAAGCCCAGCTTAAGACTAAGACGTGGGCTGAATTGGGCAAATGGTATAATCTATTCATTGCTCGCGAGCACTTCACTCTTACTGCTACTGCGCTTCTAAGCAAAGACCCCTCCCGCGAACGCACTTGGCGCATCGACCAAGTAACATGGTCCGAAAAGAACACCGAAGCCTTCGCAGGCCTTCACAACAAAGGCAAGCGCATCCTCCTTATCATGGATGAGGCCTCGGCCATCCCAGACATGATCTGGGAAGTTGCCGAGGGCGCTCTGACCGACTCGAACACCGAAATCATCTGGCTCGCGTTTGGCAACCCCACCCGCTCGACTGGCCGGTTCCGTGAGTGCTTCCCCGGCGGTCGGTTCGCGAACTCATGGAAGTCCGCGGCTATCGACTCGCGCGAAGTTTCAATCACCAACAAGCGCCAGATCGCGAAATGGATTGAGGCTTATGGCGACGATTCCGACTTCGTCCGCATCCGCGTCAAAGGCCAGTTCCCTCGCACCGGCCTTATGGAGTTCTTCTCTGCGGCGGAGATCGAAGCCGCGATGGCTCGCGAGGTGACTACGTCGCTTAGCGACCCCCTCGCCCTCGGCGTGGACGTGGCGCGCTTCGGCGCGAATAACTCCGTCATCTGGCCACGTAAGGGCCGTGACGCTCGCACCATTGCCCGCAAAGTCTACAATGGCATCAACACCGTCGAACTCGCCACGCGGGTCCAAGAGACCCACTTCGATCTTCACTCTGACGGTATCTTCATCGACGGTGGTGGTGTAGGTGGTGGTGTGGTCGATACTGCCCGCAACAACCACCTCTTCGTCTACGAGGTCCAGTTCGGTAGCAAGGACGATGTAGGCGGCGCCCCTTGGGGCATCCAAGGCGAGAAATACGCGAACAAGCGCGCGGCCATGTACGGCGCGCTCCGTGCTTGGCTCAAGGGCGGCGCGATCCCAAACGATCCATCCCTTCGCAACGCAATGCTCGCGATCAAATACTCCTTCAACAACAAGGACGAAATCGTCCTGATGTCTAAGGAAGACATCATGGAGGAGAACCCCGACATCATGCTTGACGATGTGGACGCGCTCGCGCTCACCTTTGCCTACCCGCTCGCGCCCCATGCCGAGGCCGGTGGCCTCCACCCACACAAGCCCCCCGTCGAAACCGAATATGATCCCTTCTCCCCTCAACGGATGGTAGCCTAGATGGTCGATCCAATCTCAGCAGGCGTAGGCATCGGCACCCTCGCAGGAGGCGGCGCCTCCGCTGGTGGCCTTGGCGCTTCATGGCTCCCCTTCGCCCTTGGCTCGGCCGGAGCAGGTGCAGCCTCCCTTGCTTCTGGCGCCCTAAGCAAGCCCGGTGGGTCCGCCACAAACCTCACCATCCCGCCGCCGCCCGGCACCACTCCAGCCCAGACTCCCTCTGCGGCCCCGAAGCGGAAATCTCAACAGCAATCCTTCCTCTCAGCTGCGGCCGCGGCTCAGCAGAGTGGCTCCATTGGCACGACCGGCAAGACGTTGATTGGACAATAGAATGGCCCGCGTTCCTATCACAGAGTCAGGTGCCCCAGCAATGGATGGGAACCTACCGTCGCCGACCGACTTCGCTATGGCCGCGGCGATGATGCATCAGGAGGGGCGGCTTCAACTCGCGGGCGACGTAGTCCCCTTCCCAATGTCGGGCACTGGCCTCCCAATCGACAACGCGGCTCGGCACCTCGGCCCCACCAACAAGTCCGCGCCCTACGCGGTGGGCAAAGAGACCGACGAGAAAGTTAAGCCCATCCCCCTCGACGTGCTCAAGGGCTGGATGGAACGCACTTCGGCGAGGCCCCGCTAATGGCCGAAATGAACGGCGACGTTTCCAAAGCCGATCTCGACTACTACGCCTTTGTAATTGGCCGCTTGATGGGCATGCGGGTCAACCGCTACTCATGGTGGACCCATTGGCGCGAACTCGCTGACTACTTCCTCCCGCGCCGGTACAAGTGGATCATCACACCGAACCAAATGGCTCGCGGTTCGCCGATCAACCAACACATCATCGACGACACCGGCACCTTCGCTGCCCGCAATCTCGCGGCGGGCCTGATGTCCGGTAAGTCCTCACCCACCGCCCGTTGGCTCAAGCTCCGTTTCGGCCATATGGACTCGACCCAGACCTCGCCGGTCTCGCTCTGGCTCGCCGAGTGTGAGCGGTTGATGTACCTCGTCTTCCAAGAGTCGAACTTCTACAACTCCATGGCGCAGTTCTACTACGACCTCGTCATCTTCGGCACCGCCGTCATGGTGATCTATGAAGACTACCACAACGTCATCAACTGCTACAACCCCTGCGCGGGCGAGTATTACGTTGACATCGACGGCCGGTATTGGCCCTGCATCCTCTATCGCGAATTCACAATGACCGTCGCGGCGGTCGTAGACGAGTTCGGTTATGATAACTGCTCGGCGACGGTCCGCAATCTCTACGACGAGAAGACCCAGAAGTCCGGCGCGAACCTCACCCGCGAGATAATCGTCGCCCACGCAATCGAGCCCAACACCGACGACCGCAACTTCGGCATCCCGAAGAAGTTCAAGTTCCGCGAAGTCTACTGGGAGTGGGGCGGCTCCACGAGCCCACAGGGCGGCACCCAGATGCCCCCGGCCTTCCTTCGAAAGAAAGGCTACTATGAGCAACCGCACGTCACTGGTCGTTGGGATTTGGTTTCTAATGATCCTTACGGCCGCAGCCCTGCGATGGATGCGCTCGGCGATCAGAAGCAACTCCAGCTTGAAACCAAGCGCAAAGCCCAAGCCATCGACAAGATGGTCAACCCGCCGCTCGTCGCCGACGTTCAACTCAAAAACCAACCGGCGTCGCTACTTCCGGGTGGAATGACTTACGTCTCCGGCTTCGCTCAGACAGGCAAGGCCGCTATCGCCTCGATCTACGACACCAAGTTCCCGATCAACGAGATCGTCGAAGACCTCAACGAGGTCAAGGACCGAATCAAGAAAGTCTTCTTCAACGATCTCTTCCAAACCGCGTCCCAATTCGAGACCCGCTCTAACGTGACCGCGGTCGAATGGGACATGCGGAAATCCGAGTCGATGATCATGCTCGGCCCGGTCCTAGAGCGTATCGACTATGAAGTCCTCAAGCCCGCTGTCGAGCGCGTGTGGGCCATCATGCTCCGTGCCGGAATCATCCCACCGGCCCCGCCCGAGATTCAAGGCAAGGAACTCACGATCGACTTCGTCTCGATGCTGGCAAAGGCTCAAGACGCGACCCAAGCCTCGTCAATCGAACGCATCCTCAGCCTCGCCGGTAACCTCGCTGGCGTCGATCCTTCGGTTATGGACAACATCGACATCGACTACACTATTGACAAAATGTCGAGTCTGTTGAACAATGATCCTAGAATGATTCGTTCGCCTGAGGCGTTGGCCCAGATTCGACAGATGCGCGCGCAACAGCAACAGCAGGCGCAGCAGGCCGAGATGGCCGAGAAGCTGGCCGCTGGCGCAAAGACGCTCTCTGAGACGCAAGTCGGCGGTGGGCAGAACGCCCTACAGCAGATGGTGGGCCAGTGACCCTTAACGCCGCCGATCGTAAGTCAATCCGCGCCGCCGAGAAGGCCGCTGCGATTGCCGAGACTCAGCGGGCCGAGGTCGTTGTCGAGATGATGGCGACCGTTGCGCGCCGCCGCTATGTCTGGGAGAAGCTCTCTGCCGCGAACATCTTCTCCACCACATTCTCCACCGACCCGGTCCAGATGGCTTTCAATGAAGGCCAACGGAATCAAGGCTTGGTCCTACTCAACGACATCATCCAATACTGCCCTGAGCAGTTCATTGAAGCAATGAGGGAAGCAAATGGCCGACGAACCGAATCCGACACCCACGCCCGCTCCGGTACAGGGCAACGACCCAGCAGCGAGGACACCGACGGGGGAGATCAAGGACCATCTCTCGGCGACGCCTTCGACTACGGAGCCGAAACTCGATCCATCAACGGCCACGCAAGCGGCGAAGCCAGCTGATCCGAAGGCCGCAGAGAAGAGCGAAGCGTCGGTCCCCGACAAGTACGAATTCAAAGCCCCTGAAGGCTACGAACTCAACGCGAAGCTTGTCGAAGAAGCGACGCCAATCTTCAAGGAACTTGGCCTCACGCAGGAAGCCGCCCAGAAGCTCGTTGACTTCTACGCTAAGGCCGCTGCCGAACCTGAGCGTCTCATGACCGAAATGCGTAGCGGTTGGCGTGACGAAGTAATCAAGAACCCCGCTCTCGGCGATGGCAAAGACAACCTGAAGCCTGAAGTCCGCGCGAACATCTCTCGTGCCATCGAAAACGTTGGCGACGCAAAGGCCATCTCCGCCTTCAAGGAAGCAATGGACCTGACCGGAGTTGGCGATCACCCGGCAATCATCGCGGGCCTCAACGCACTTGGCAAGCAACTCGCTGAAGGCACACTCGTTCGCGGTGGCGCTCCGTCTTCGGCAGGGCAGACCGCCCCCAACGCGCCGAAGCCCACCGCTGCTCAAGCTCTCTACCCTAACCTCCCGTCCTCGGCCCGGTCCTAGCCCCAGAGGGGTTGAACTGCTAACGCACAGATAGGAACCGGTATGCTACGCAACCAACTGAAACTTAACCCCTCTGGAGTGACCAACTAATGGCCACTATCGGCTCAACAGCGCTAACCTACGCTGACTGGGCAAAGCGTATGGATGATACCGACGGGCGCCTGTCCGTCGCTGTAATCATCGAACTGCTTTCCCAGACCAACGAAATCCTCGACGACATGATGGTCGTTGAAGGTAATCTCCCGACCGGTCATAAGACGACCGTTCGTACCGGCCTGCCTCAGGCAACGTGGCGCCTCCTCAACCAAGGCGTCCCGAACGCGAAGTCCACCACCGCTCAGATCGTGGACACCTGTGGCAACCTCGAAACCTACTCCGTGATCGACAAGGACATTGCCGACCTCAACGGTAACACCGCTGAGTTCCGGCTCTCCGAAGTCCGCGCCTTCCTCGAAGGCATGTCACAGCAGGTCGCCTCGACTCTGATCTACGGCAACCAAGGCATCAACCCGGAACGCTTTACCGGCTTTGCGCCTCGGTACTCGACCGTCACCACCACCGCTTCGCAAACCGCGAACAACGTCCTCGATGCTGGCGGCACCGCCTCCACGAACACCTCGCTTTGGATCGTGGTGTGGGGCTCCGACACTTGGCATGCAACCTTCCCGAAAGGTAAGATCACCGGCCTCCAGCACCGCGACATGGGTGAGTGGCCTGTGACCGACTCGGCGGGCAATACCTACCAAGCCTACCGTGATCACTTCAAATGGGAGATCGGTCTTGTTGGCCGCGATTGGCGCTATTGCGTCCGCGTCGCCAACATCGACATCACCCAACTGACCGGCGTCTCAGCGGCGAACCTGATCAACCTGATCGTACGCGGGCTCTATAAGCTCCCGACCGCTCCGGCATCAGCCACCGCCATCCAGACCTCCGACACCCCCGAAATCCGGGCCGACATGGGCCGGACTGTCATCTACTGCAACCGCGTGATCCGTACTTACCTCGACCTTCAGGCCATGAACAAGACCAACGTCTTGCTTCGCCTCGAGGAGTTCGATGGCAAGGTGGTCACGACGTTCCGCGGTATCCCGGTTCGCACGTGCGACGCAATCCTGAACAATGAAGCACAGGTGACCTGATGATCCTCGACAACTATCTGTTGTTCACTGGCACCTCCAACGGTGCCTCTGGCGGCATTACGGCGGGGGCCAACACTGACCTCCCCACCACCGGTACACAGAACGCGTCCAACATCGTTGACCTTGGCGTCTCGTCGGGCATCCCGTCGTCTGCTTCGGGCGGTGGTGCGCGCGACATTGGTATTGGTGACGATCCCTCGATGAAGCTGTTGGTTCAGGTCGTTACCACCTTTGGTGGCGGCACGGACCTCTACTGCCTCCTCGCGGGCGCCCCCGACAATGGCTCTGGCTCGCCGGGTTCCTACACGACCATGTGGCAGCAGGCAGCAGCTGTTGCCGAAGCCAACCTGATCGCCGGAACCCAACTTGCCAACGTCGATGTCCCTCGTGTCGTAGCGGGCCAAGCGATTCCGCGATTCCTCCGCTTGACCTTTGTCTCTACCGGTACCCACACCTCGGGCGCCGTGGAAGGCTGCATCGTCCTCGACCGTTCTGATCAGATTGCTGGCACCACTGGCGCCCTCTCCGGGTACCCGGCTGGCGTCAACATCGCCAACTAAGGAGAGAAAGATGAAATTCCGAACTCTCCTCGCCCCGACTCTTGCGTCTATCTTGACGGCGGTTGTCGTCGCTCAGGCGCAGGTGCCGGGCGTGAACTCTACCCTGCAAGCGGTCTTCAATCTCGTCTATGACGCATCGACGATGAAGCCGACGTATTCAGCGGCGGGCGCAGTTACCCCGGCCGCTGGCGCGACCGACATCTGCTCCCTCTCAGGCTCGGCAACGAAGAACGTCCGCGTTCGCCGAATTATCCTGACGGGACAGATTTCGACCGCCGCGAACGAGCCGGTTTCGATCCTCAAGCGAAGCACGGCCAACTCCGGCGCCGGTACGGCGTTGACCAAAGTCGCCTACGACTCGACCAACTCTCTGACCAACTCCACCACCAACACTTCGACTGTGAACAAGGCCGAGGTCTGGACCGGTGTGGTGACACAGGGCACGTTGGTCGGCGAACTAGCCGACATTCATGCCTTCTTCTCCACTTCGACAACTCAGGCCCAGCAGACCATCTTCGAGTTCGGTCAGCGCGGATCACCTGTAGTCCTCCGCGGCATTGCTCAGCAAATCTCGGTTTCGCTGGACGGCCAAGGTGGCGGTACGGGGACGCTTCTCTGCACCTTCGAATGGACTGAAGAATGACCTATTGGGGCCTCAGCATCAACACTACTGGCGCTGAGGCCCCGATTGTCTTCATGGCTGCGTTTGCCGCCTGCGCGGTAACCTCGATGGCTTGGACAGTTGGAGACAAGGCCTACGCAATGATCTGGCTGGCGACGCTTGCGGCCGCGTTCGTGCTTGGGCTAGGGCTTCGCCCCCGCCGAGTTCTTCTCGCTTACGCCGCCCTCTGTGCTCCAAGCTACGCTCTATGGCTTTGGTGGCCCGCGCTTCTGAACCCAAACTACGTTGGCTGTGCGTTAGTGATAGCCCTTGCGGTGTCACTAGCCTACCGCCTATGGTGGGCCGCGCCTCTCTACGCCCTTGGCATCCTCACTACCTCCTCTCGCGGCGCGATTATCGCTGGAGGCCTTACCCTCGGCGCCTATGGAGCCCGACGTTATCCCTTCGTCGCGCTTGGGCTCTTCGCTCTAGCTGTGTTCCTCGCGCTCTTCGTCAAGACATGGGGCCAACTCGACATCTCAATCTACCAGCGCCTCGGCGTGTGGCAAGACACCCTGAACCACCTCTCGGTCTTCGGCTCCGGATTTGGCTCCTTCCAATACGCCTATACAGCCTTTCCAGTCAAGACCAACATGACCGCGATCATCGCTCCACACGCTTACAACGACGCCCTCGAGCTAGTCTTCGAACTCGGTATCGGCGCGATCCCATTTTGGTACTTGATCGCCCTTTGCTTCGAGGCGGATCGGCCCGAACGTCTCGTTCTCTTCTCCGGTCTAGTCGCCGGACTCACCTACTTCCCGCTTTACATCCCCATTGTGGCCCACATTATCTTCTTCGTGATTGGCCACCTAGCCTCTGAAAGGAAATCAAATGGCTCGCTGGCGTTTAGCTGCCCCTCACTATCTCAAGGTTGAGGGGACTACTTGGGAATACAAAGAAGTTGATCGGCAGACCGGAAAGAACAAACGGACCTTGTTTCCGGTCCCACTCCTCCTCGATCCCGATCAGCCGAGCGATTGGAACTACGTCTACGGTAAGGACTCCGGCGAGATCATCGTCGCGAATAAGGAGTCTGTGGACCACCCGAAGGACATCATCTTCCAAGGCGAGCCCACCCCAGATATGGTCCCGCTTGATGACGAGGCCAAGGCCATCTCTGCCAAGCTCGCGGCGAAGTGGAAGCACCCCATCGAGACCCTCTCCGGCTCCTACGCCGACGAGATGATGAAGGACCTCTCAGCACAGATGCAGGAAGTCCGTGAGAAGACAGTGGCCGCTCCTATGGAAGGCATGTCTGAACTCCTCACCGCGATGACAGCAATGATGAAGCAGAATCAAGAACTACTCAACGCCGTGGTCGCATCAAAGGCCCCGGCCGCTGCTGGAGCCGCCGCGAATCGAAGGAACTAACCCTTGGTAGCCACCCCACTCGATCCACAGACCGATCTAGACAAGAGCGGCGGGCTTCCGCAGAATATCCGCACGGCGCTCGGGCCCTCGGTCGGATCGAAGATCACCAACTCTCCTGTGGACATTGAGTGGGCTTTCGAGGGAGGCGGCGGCGCGATCCTCACCGGTCAACGCCCGCCGATCATTATCCCCGATTGGCTCACAATCAACTCGTGGTACATCCTTGCCCCTATCGTGGGCTCGGTTGTTATCGACGTGTGGAAGATTTCCGGCTCGCTTTACCTGAATGGAACGGTGCCGACATCCGCGAACTCAATTGTCGGCACAGACAAGCCTACCCTTACCACCGGAACCTCTGCTTACTCCACCGCCCTCACAGGCTGGACGAAACAGATTAATCAAAACGATGTTCTTGTTCCGAACATCCAGTCTCTCACTGGCCTAACAGCCGTCTCGCTGATTCTACGTTGCATCCGCAACATCGGCCCGTCATGACCAGCGCGCCCTTGACGGTATCTGCCCGCGCACTCAAAGGATGATGAAATGGCACAATACGCCTTCAACAACCAAATCGGCGGGACGCCTCAGAACCTCTCGTCGAGCTTCAAGAGCATCTGGATCGTAACTGCGGCCACCGGCGCGACCACTCTCCGCCGCGGCTGGATTTACGAATTCGAGATCGGCGCCTCGGACGTTCCGAACGCCACCGACTGCCCAATTAACTGGGATATTTCTTCGCAGACAGCCGTCGGCACCGCAACCTCGATCACTCCACTCGCTATTGACCAAGGTGGTGGCGATGCTGCTGCGCTCCTGACCTATACTGCCAACGCCACCGCCGAGGGTACAATCACGGCAAACTCTTCGGTGTTCTATCTTGGCCTTAACCAACGCGCCTCACAGCGTTGGATCGCCCGCGATCAGCAATCTTGCCTCATCGTCGCGGCGGTCAATGCCAAGGGTTGGGCCGCCCGCGCCAAGTCCCCCAACTATGCCTCCACTGTGACGTGGCAGGCATACATTCAGGAGTGATCTATGAAGCAGACTCGACAGGAACACTACGACGACTGCAAGGCCAAGGGCCTGCCGTTGCCGGAGCTTATCAAGGCAGGCCCGGGCATCGCCTCGACGGACGTCAACACCACCGACTACCGCGAGGTAGACGACAAGGGCAACCCGGTGGACGGTGAAGCAGGACAATGGAAACGTGCTGAAAGCTGAAGGCTATTCGATCATCACTGACCCGGATGTGGGAAGGCCAGTCGAACACGACACCTTCACTTGTGGGCATTGTATGTCGATTACCTTCACGCAACCGGGGAGGGCAGGTGGTCCTCCCCGCCTTGCGGTTATTCAGTTCGATCAGTCGGTGACGATGCGCGAAGTCCATCGGTGCCGGTCCTGTTGGCGGTTCATCTGTCCGAAGTGTGAGAAGACCGCGTTCAACTGTACTCCCTACGAGCGGAAGATTGAGGAAGAAGAGGCCACGACCCGGAGACTCATCCTGCCGTGATCATTCTCCCCTCACGTACAGACCCCCGAGGAAAAATCCTAATGCCGATGGTTCGGCATGAGTGGATGCTTCCCTCTGAGCGGCCGTGTACGTTTGGGATTGCAGATCAACGCCGTTGGCGCGCGCGGGCTCGGCTCCCCCACGATGGGCATATCATCTGGGAGGGTTGGTTCGACGACAGAGAAGACTTCGATCAATTCATCTGGGGCTTGCGTACCCGCGCGATTCTTCAGGAGCCTTACCTCTGGGGGCTGTGTACCCCGAACTGGGACCCCTTCATTGGCGAGGTCCTGATCTACTACTTCGACTCGGTAGACTTCCTAACTTCATCGCCGGGCACCGATCAGAACTACACTGTGCCCGTAGATTGGGACAACAACAACAACTCAATTGAAGGCATTGGCGGTGGCGGCTCTGGTGGCAATGGCGGCGCTTCTGGCTCTGGCGAAGGCGGCTCGGGCGGCGAGTATCGCAAGGCCGCCCCGCAGGCCCTAACCCCCGGCTCCACTGTTACTAGAAACGTCGGCGCCGGTGGGGCCACTCCCAGCGCTTCGATCTTCAAGAACAATTCCTCCACAATCGTTATGCAAGCGAATGGAGGAACCAAAGGCGCAAATAATGCGCTCACCGCAACCGGCCCCGCTGGTGGCACAGGTGGCACAGGTTCCGCCGCCCATTTCGACGGTGGCCGAGGCGGTGGCCCCGGTACAGGCGGCAATGCTGGTGGTGGTGGAGGTGGTGCCGGTGGCCCTAATGGTGCCGGTGCTGCTGGCGGTGACACACCATCTTCCGGCCAAGCTGGTGGTGCTGGTGGTGGCGGTAACGGCGGCGGTTCAGCAGGTAGCGCAGGCACAAGTGTTTCTACTGGCGGCGCGGGTGGCAACAACTATCTCGGTTCTGGCTCAGGCGCAGGAGGCACCACTACCAACAACGGCACCGCGGGTACTAATGGTGGCGCTGGCGGCGGCGGAGGCACAGTCGCGAGTGGTGGTGCTGGCTCCACAGGTCAAGAGTGGGATGCTACGCATGGCTCAGGCTCAGGTGGAGGCGCGGCCGGACAGTCCACTGGCGCGGTCGATGTCTTCGGCGGCGATGGAGGCCTCTACGGTGGCGCGGGTGGCGGCGCGGCCTACAACCGCACAACTAGCACCGGCGGCGTAGGCAAGCAAGGTATTATCGTCGTCACCAACCGCGTCGCCCCGCCAATGGCGTTCAAGAACAAAACCTCTGACGCACCCGACTTTGAGCGCAAGCAGTTGATGTACTAATGGCACAAGCACCGCTCCAACATCAACAAGCGCCGACCTTCCCTTGGCAGACGTTCGCCCCTGCGAACACCAACGCAGGCATCCCTTATGCACTCTCTTGGCAGCCTCCCTTCTTCCCCAAGAAGATGCCTGTCAACCAAATGCAGACGGAAGCGTTTGTCTGGAATCCAACACTCGCCAATCCACCCGTCTCCGGCATTGCTTGGTGGTATCCCTTTGACCAACCCGCACAAGTGCGCGTCCCTTCGTTTCTTCAGCAGACCGAGATGCGGCTCTTTGAGGCACCGCAGGCAATCGATCCCGGCCTTATCAATGCTTGGTATAAGGGGTGGGAGCCGCCCTATTTCCCGAAGGTGGTCAAGGCAGAGCTTCAGCAGACTAGCCCTGCTTATGGCACCACATTCGCTCTTCCAGTCAAAATCAGCGGCATGGCGTGGTATCGAGATTGGGTACCGCCACATAAGCCGAAGATGTTTAATTATCTCCAGCAGCAGACCGAGGCGTGGACCGCGGCCCCGCAGATATTCAAGGCGCCAGTCTCTGGCATCGCATGGTGGTATCCGTTCGATCAGCCGAAGCAGGTAAAGGTACCAGTTCAGCTTCAGCAAACCACAATGCAGACCAATCGGTTCTTTTGGCAAGGGTCGGTCCGCGTGTTCATTCTTGGAGGAGGACGCTAGTGCCGTCTAAGACCCCCAAGCAACGCCGAACAATGGCAGCCGCGGCACATAACCCAGCCTTCGCCAAGAAGGTCGGCATCCCAGTGAAGGTCGCGAAGGAATTCAATCGCGCGGATCAAGCGAAGGCGAAGAAGAAATGACTGACCGAACCGAACTTACTGAACTGATAGAAATTCGACGCGAGCTTGAGACTATCCGCAAGCTCCTCTCCGAGGGCATCCGCTATCTCCGCGACGCTGAGAGTGAAATCCCCGAGCGCATCCGGCGCTTCAGCCATCACATGCATTCGATCCACGACATCAAGTATATGTATGAGGAACTCGGTGTCCACCCGCCCGAACACCTCATGCGCGAACTTGAACGGGTCGATGATCGCTTTCGGCAACTCATCGCTGAAGAGAACGCCGAGGGCGGGACGTTTAGCAAAGTCCGTCGTGAGATGGCGACGGATACCAAGAACCGCTACGACCACACGCGGCAACTCGCCGCTCCTACTCACACGAAGGAGAACAAAGATGAAACAAGGAAGAGCCTCCCACTCGGGAATGGGCTCGACAAAGACTGAGCCCGTCTCTCGGGCCGTCCCGCCTGCTGCCCCGGCTCATATGGGCATCATGCGCGGGAACCACGCTGACACCGGCACGATTCGGCTTCAGTCCATCCCCATGTATGAAGGCCGTGGGCTTAAGGCTCCTATGGCCGGATCGACGACTCACAAAGCCGGATCACAAGGAACGCACAAATGAGTATTGACTTCAACCGCGCGGCGATGCTTCTTCACGTCTGCGACAAATCGAAGAACTGGCCGAACCTGCGAAAGCTGCATGATGCGGCGATGGCAGAGTTGGTTGATATGCAAGAACCGGAAGAGAAGCCTCAGCCTGCTCCCGCTTCGATCCGTCGTCCTATCCCGACCGGAGGCAAGTAATGGCCCGCGACATCCTTTCCGAATACGGCCGCGACTCATCTCAGCCACAAGTCGCCCGCTCCACTTGTGGCGGCGTCGAGAAAGCCAAACCGCTCCCCTACTCCCCGCCGAAAGGCCCTTCCAACCAAATGCAACAGGGCCCCGGCCTCCACGGCACCAACCACGGCAATAGCGGAAGCCAAGGCAAGTAGGAGGCGATCATTACAACGAATACCGATATAGTAAATCGAGCCCTTCAGGCAATCGGTACTCGTACTACGGTCACCGATGCTGAGCTAACCGCTCAATCCACCAACGAAGCCATCCAAGCAAACTTGATCCTCACCGCTTATCGGGATCAGTTGCTTCGGATGGCGCCGTGGAACTGTGCGTTGATCTACCGGAACCTTGCCTACATCACCTCCGTGCCCGGTACGCCGGAGAACACATCCCCGGCGACGACCCTCTGGACGCCCGGCCAGCCAGCCCCGCCATGGGCGTATGAGTACCTCTACCCGGATGATTGCCTCCGCGCCTGCTTCATCATCCCGGCGAACCAAACCGGCTTCTCCGGCAACATCCCAATCACCACCGCGGTGACTGGCGGCGCCCCTGCGTTCTGGGCAGGGCAGCCGGTGAGGTTTAAGGAGGCGCTTGATCCTTACTTCCGTGAAGCCTCGGGCTCGGTGACGGTCGTCACCGCTGGCTCTGGCTATCGCGTGAACGACCTCGTGATCTTTGGCGGCGCACCTTCCACAAGTGGCGCAATCCCGGCGGGGCTCATCCAAGTCAAAGTCCTCTCTGTTGATGGTTCCGGAGGCATCCTCACCGCTTCGCTTCAGGCTTTTACCAACCTCAACAAGACCAGCCTTCTCTACGCGGTCCCGACCTATAACCTCGCTATGGTCTCGACCTCGGGCCTTGGTACTGGCGCGGTGGTCTCTGTCGCCGCGGTGGGCGCTAACGCCTTCAGCGCGCGGACTATCTTGACCAATCAAGAATACGCGACGATGGCCTACTGCCAGCAGGTGACCGATCCCAACATTATGGACGCGATGTTTATCGAGGCATGGTCTTATGTCCTCGGTGCTGGAATGGTCAATGCCCTAACCGGGGATAAGGGCCTCGCGAACATGCTAATCGGCATGGCGAATAAGCGGATCGAAGAGGCGCGGAAAGTGGACGGCAACGAGGGCCTTACCATCAACGACGTGACGCCGGACTTCATTCGAATCCGCGGCATTGCTTGGACTGAAGCCTATTCGGGGCCGTGGTCGGGCTTCGATTGGGGCAACCTCTGGCCGACCTTCTAGGACATGGCACAGCCCTTCCTCCAATCTTCCTTTAACTCCGGCGAGTGGGCGCCAAACCTCTGGGCCCGCACCGACCTCGAGAAGTATCACTCCGGCGCCGCGTTGCTGGAGAACTTCTTCGTTGACTACCGCGGGGGCGCCAGCACCCGGTCAGGGACGAAGTACGTTCTCCGCGCCTACAAAGACACCTTCCCTGTCCGGTTGATTCCTTTCCAAGCCTCTATCTCAACCGGCTTCGTGCTTGAGTTCGGTGAACGTTATATCCGCTTCCATCGCAATGGCGCGCCGGTTTTGGAGACCGCCCTGAACATCACAGGGGCGACTCAGGCGAACCCTTGCGTCGTCTCAGTTGTCAACTCCTACGCGGTAGGGGATTGGGTTTACATCTCTGGCGTCAACGGCATGACGCAGCTAAATGGAAAGTATTACATTGTTGCCGCGGCGGCCGCTGGGTCAATTACTCTCAATGACCTCTTTGGGAACCCCGTCAACTCCTCCACCTACGGCGCTTGGACCTCTGGCGGCACAGTGCAGAGAGTCTATACTCTCCCGTCGCCCTATGCTGCGTCTGACCTCGCTACTCTGAAGTGGGTCGAGAACATCAGTAGCATGATCTTGACCCACCCAAGCTATGCACCATACGAACTCTCTTTCATTTCCGCCGCAAGCTGGATACTAACAATCATTACCTTCGGCGCTACAGTGGCGGCTCCGACCAATGTATCAGTGGCGACTACACTTGCAGGTGGTACAGTCAATTACTCTTATCTCGTCACCGCTCTGGATATTAATAACCAAGAAAGCGGACCGTCTTCTCCGGGGGCGCTTGCTAATAAGACCGATCTTCGAACCGTAGCAGGTACTAATCGCATTACATGGACCGCTGTATCCAATGCGCGGTCCTATAATGTTTATAAGGCAGTCCTTTCTTACAGTAATGCCGTAGTCGCTAACGCTGCCTATGGCTACATTGGCAATACCCAAGCTACCACCTTTGACGACTCCAATATCACGCCTGATTTCTCTCGCACTCCCCCGATCGTCCAGAATCCATTCTTGGGTGCTGGAGTAGCCTCGATTGCCGTAACGGCAGGTGGCAACTATACTGGTGCGACTGTTCCTGCTGTCACAGTTGGTGCCGCACCGGCAGGCGGCGTAACAGCGGCAGCGCAAGCCTCCTGCCAAGTCTTTGGAACACCGACAGTTAACTCAGCAACAAATGTCTATGCTGTCGGTGATGCAGTTCAGTTCTCTAATGGTGTAGTGCTTATTATCGCCGCGGTGAATCTTGGAGGAATTCCTACTGCATTTCAACCCATTACATACTCTGGATCAAGCCCCGGTTCAATTACTTTAGGAACGACACCTGCAACAATAACGGCAGTTGCTGATTCATTCTTTGTGGCGAATGTCACTTGGCAGGTTGGGGCAGTTAATGTTACTTCGCCGGGGGCCGGGTATACCACTGCACCGGCAATTACCTTCTCTGCTGGTGCTGCTGCTGCCACTTCGACTCTAGCCGCGGCGTCGGCAGGCAATCCGGCAGTCCCAACATTCTATCAACAACGCCTTGTCTTGGCGGGGCCGACTTCCGCTCCTGACCAACTCAACTTCTCCCAGCCGGGGAGTTACTTCAACTACAACGTCTCCAATCCGGTTCAAGACGACGACGCGATTCAGGCTTCGATTGTCTCGGGGCAGTTATCGAACATCAAGGCAATGATCCCACAACCGGGCGGGTTGATTGTCTATACCGACGACGTGACCTTCCTCATCAACGGCGGCAGCCAAGGCGCACCGATCTCACCATCGGCCATCGTGGCGAACGCGCAGTCCCATATCGGCTGCAACGACATGCCGCCGATTGTGGTGAATTTCGACATCCTGACCGTGCAATCGAAGGGCTCCTCGGTCCGTGACTCGACCTACAACTTCTACGCTAACGTCTATACCGGTTCGGACATCTCGATCACTTCATCGCATTTGTTCTTCGGTTATCAACTCCTTGAGTGGGCTTGGGCCGAGGAGCCCTACAAGATCGTGTGGGCGGTCCGCGATGATGGGATGGCGTTGAGCCTGACCTTCATTAAGGAGCAGGAATTCATCGCGTGGGCGCACCACGCGACTGAAAGCGGCGACGCGAGCTTCAAGTCGGTTGCGTCGATTGTCGAAGCGGCAAGTGTGGGGTATCAGAACTTCACCTATTGGGTCGTTGAGCGGACTATCGGCGCGACCACGGTGCAGTATATCGAATACTTCCCTGAGCGAGGGCTCTCGACCAGTGCCCAAGACTATTGGACCGTCGATTGCGCAATCAGCTACTCTGGCCCACCGGTCACGAACTTCCAAGGCGCGGAGTTCCTCGCTGGCAAGACAGTTACCGGCCTCGCTGATGGCGCGGTGATTACGCCCTTCGTTATGCCCGCCAGCGGAAACTTCACTCTCCCGACCGCAGCCTCAAACGTGAAGATCGGCCTTGCGTTCACCTGCGATCTACAGACGCTCTACATCGACCTTGGTAACCCGACGGTTCAGTCGAAGGACAAGAAGATCAACGCGGTCACAGTCCGGGTGACCGATACCCTTGGTCTCAAGATTGGTACCGACACAAGCAACCTCGTCCCAATGAAAGACCTCGTGATCGGCAACGTCGGGAGCATGACCAACCAACGGGTGACGGGCCTCGTGACCGGCGACGCTCAGACCTACCTCGACCCGCGTTGGCAAGAGCCGGGCCAGTTCTACATCCGCCAAGACCAACCATTCCCCGCCTCAGTTCTCGGCGTGATGCCGCAAGTCGCAGTTGGAGACACCCCAAAGTGACGACATCCATTCTTCCAGTGTCAAAGGAACAAGTGGCCGACTTGATTTTACAGGCGACTGGTGATAAGCTAACCGAGTTACAATGGGCAAAGTTCAACCAGTTCGCGCAGGCGAGTCTCTTGCTTTGGTCCGGCGAGTTCAAAGGGCAGCTGCTTTGCCTTTGGGGATTGATCCCGCCGACTATCCTCTCCGACCAAGCCTATCTCTGGCTCTATACCACTGAGGCCGCGAAGGATCATGAATTTGTGTTGGTTCGGCGCAGCCAGATCGAACTTAGGAAGATGCTAGAAGCGTTCCCGCGGATTGTCGGGCATTGTGAAGTCGGCGCGGAACGCAGCATCCGCTGGCTTCGTTGGCTCGGCGCTAGGTTTGGCGAACCTGATGGAAAACTTATCCCGTTTGTAATCAGAGGTAGTAATGACTAGCCCGACCTCGCTCGGCGGATTCTCTACCGGCCTCACCGCAGGGGGCACCTTGCTGAGTGCGTTCGGCGCGCTTCAATCGGGGCGCAGTCAGAGCGAGATGTTCCAGTACCAGTCCGGTATCGCGACGCTTAATCAAAAGATCGCGCTACAGAACCGGGACTACGCACTTGCGACGGGGGAGACTGAGGCCCAGCGGTATGGCATGGGCGCGGCTCAGCGGTTAGGGAAGATTCGTGCCGCGCAGGGCGCTAGTGGGGTGGACGTGAACTCAGGGTCTCCTTCTCAAGTTCAAGACTCCCAGCAGAAGGTGACCGACATAGACCTTGCTCAGATCAGGAACAACGCCGCTAGGCGGGCCTATGGCTTCGAGATTGAAGCCTCTCAAGACGCGGCGCAGTCGGGGCTCTATGCGCGGGCCGGTGCTGATGCAGAGAAGGCGGGTAAGATCAAAGCACTCACTTCACTCGTGACCGGGACGGCGTCGGTTGCCGACAAATGGCTGCAAGGTAGATCGGTCGGGCTTAACAGTTGGGCGTATAGCTAATGCCGCAGGTCCCTTATCAACCCGTTCCGCAAGTCGCCCCTAGCGAAGCCGCGACGCCGGGGGTTCGTGTCAATGCGCCGACGGAGGCCTTTGGCGGAGCCAGCGCCGCGGCTACAGAGGGCCTTGGTAAGGGCTTTGAGCAGGCCGGGAATGAACTCTTCGGCCGCGCGGTTGCGCTTCAACAACTGGCAAATGAAACCGAGGCCCGCGAAGCTGATGCCCAGTATATGCTTCAGGCTGGTGATCTCCATGCGAAGTTCAATGCGCTAGAAGGCAAAGAGCGCGTCAACGCATTCCCGAAGTATTCGGCGGACCTAGAGGAGCTTAGGGTCAAGCTGAGGAATGGGCTCTCAAACCAGATGTCGATGAAGATGTATGACGCGTCTTCGCTCTCGGTCATGAGCCGAAGCATCTTCAACGGCGCTGGTGCAGCGGCGACGGCGAATAAGGAATGGGCGCACGGCGCGGTCACAGCGCAACATGATCTCTTAGTGAAGGGGGTCTATGATGACCCTAATGACGAGTCGGCGTTCCGTGCAGCTATCGAGAACAACCACCAAACCGCGACCTCGCGCGCGGCGCTGACGGCTGGAGGTGCGAGCCCGGAGCGGGTGGAGTTGTTCACTCGACAGGGCGATTCGACTATCGCGTCCAATCGCATCCTTGGCATGGCGCGGAATGAGCCGTACAAGGCCTCCCAGCTGTTGAAGCAGTATAAGGAAGAAGGCCTCCTCTTTGGCAAGGACTACGAAGTCGTCTCAAACAAAGTCCAGTCCCTCACCCAAACCGTCGGCACGAATGTGATTGCGAATCAAGTTCTTGGGAAGTATCTTCAGCCAGATGGGACGTACTCGAAGACGGCGAGCGAGATGCAGGCGGAAGCTGTTGCCGAGGCGACGAAGGCGTATCCCGACGATCCCAAGATGCCTACCGCCGCCGCTGCGGTGTTCGATCATAACTACAACCAACATCAATGGGCTAAGACGCAGGACGACCGGGCGGTTGCGCAGGAATTGAATAACTACATCGTGAAGGGCGTGAACAAAGTCGATCTACTCCCGCCCGACCTTGTCAAGCGAATGACCCCGGCGCAGATCAAAGGCTTCCCGGCCGCGGCGAATACCTACCAGCGGTCCGTAGACCAGCAAACGAATCAAGACGCTTACACACGCCTGCTTGGGCTTTACAACAACGACAATGCGCGGTTCATGGAAACCAACATCATGACCGAGCCGGGGTTGTCGAAGTCGGATCGTGACCGATTCCTGCATCTCCAGCGGACTGTTGCCGCGAATGGCGACCCGCGCGTATCGAAGGCGATGGCGACGCTCCGTGGCGCGGTCCCCGGGACCCTTGAGTCGCTGTCGATCTATCGCCGCGATCCGAAGAACCCCGAAGACTTCGACAAGTTCACTGGGGCGCTCCACGAGGCGATTCAGTCTTGGCAAGAGTCTACTGGCAAGCCGCCGAATGAGCAGCAACTCACCAAGGAAATCTTCCCTAACCTCATCATGCAAGTGACCGACCCAGATCGTTGGTTTGGTGGGAAGTCAGAGTTGTTCAAGGCGGGGGTCCCCGACGAAGTGCGGGCCCTTGCAGAGAAGGATGCAGGGAAGCCGCTCACCGATGAAGAGGTTCGCAAGGCCTACCTCCGGACTCAGTTCAACAAACTCTTCGGACAGAAGAAAGATCAGAGTAAGGTTCCGTGAGCAACACTGACTTCGATCCCGACGATGTAGGCCCGCCAATTGACTTCACCTCGCGGCGCGCTCAGGCCCTCGTGGCATCGAGCGTAGAGGCTGAGCCGGATAAAGCCGTCCGAGCGATTCAGATCGCTGACGCTCTTGGCACTAGCCCGGCCGCGGTTCACGAAAACCTCGAGCAGTTCGAAGACCAATACAAGAACGCGCTTTCGTCGCAGATCGTTGCGAGTAACACCCACCTACAAGACTACGTCAACTCGCACCCGCTCGCGGCGAAGGTGTCGAATGATGACTATGGGCAGCTAGATGCGGTTTCGCAGAGCCTGTCAAAATACGCCGGAGTGCCGGGGGTTGGGTACGTTCCTGAAGAACCCAACTCAATCCTCAAGGCTGGCGTTCGTGGGTTTAGAGAAAACTTCGCTTACGAAGAAACAAATGAGGAATACAATAAGCTCGCTCTGACTTTAGCAAGCAATCCAGTCTTTTCAAACATCTTCGTGCGCCAAGCCACTCTTGCTGGGGCAGTAGCTCTTAGAGGGTCGATGCAACTTGCCGCGGGCATTATTGGCGGCGCGGCAGAGATGATTGGAGAAAGCTATCGGCAGGCCGGTGGCAATGAGGCCCAAGCGGCGCGGCTTACGCGAGACTTGATCCAGATCGCGCAGGTCGGGCTCTCAGGTCAGGCAGGGCTTCACGGAGTGGTTCATCCTGAAGTTCACGCGATGGTGAATGAGGCGGCGCGGGTAGCGAAGGTAGTTGAGCCTTATGTCATCGCCGGGAAGGAACCGCCGATAGGGCTCCATCCGGTCATTGACGAGTTCAAGTCACAGCAGGCGAAGCTAGATGCGGAGAACCTGAGCGAAGCGCTGAGGGAGTCGGTTAAGTCCGCGACCCGCGAGCGAAGCCCCGACCTATTCGCGAACTATATCCGCGGCATCACCGACGGGGAGATTGGGATTTCGGCGGATGCGGTGCGGGCGCTATACGGCGACAAGCTTCCAACCCCCGACGATGGCATCCTAGGATTCGTGCCTGACCTCGCGGCGCAGCTTGCCCGGGCTGAGGCGACAGGTGGGGATGTTAAGGTCCCCCTCGCTGATTGGCTCGCGCGGGTAGAGCCCGAGGTGGCGAAGGAACTTAAGGATCACATTCGCGCCCGGCCGGAGGGAATGACGGTTGAGGAAGCGAAAGAGCCGCCGGGGATCGAGGCTTATCACGGCTCGCCGTATGAATTTGAGGCGTTTGATACGGGGAAGATTGGGACCGGTGAAGGCGCGCAGAGTTATGGGTATGGGCACTATCTGGCGGAGCATCCGGAGGTAGCGGAGAGTTATCGAGGCAATCTAACCCATCCAACTAGAGGCATTGGGTTTAGCGATGCAGCAGACGAGGCTCTTGGTTGGATAAATGATGCTAAAGGAGATAAGGGCAAGGCCAAAGAACTCTACCTTGAGAACGCAGCTCGAAATAAAGAAGAGCCTGATCCTAATATCTTAGAACATTTCAAAGAAGGTAGCTTCTACAAAGCCCGCATCCTCCGCGCACCGGAAGAGTTCTTGGATTGGGATAAGCGACTCGACGAGCAAGGCGAGCTAGGCCAGAAGATACTTAAGGCCATTGATAAGGATGAAGAACTCAAGAACTTCTTCAGTGATGCCACAAAGGCAGAGGATTTTAGGCATTTAACAGGTGCCGGAGTCCACCAAGGTCTTGAGGAGTATGCGGGGTTCGCTCGCTTGCTGGATGAGAATACTCCAGCTGAGTTTCCTGTTAAGGATGTGGCCGAGTTCCTTCGCCGTGAAGGCATCGCCGGGATTCGGTATTTGGATCAGTTTTCGCGCCAAAAGCGGCCAGTCGAGGAAATTAAACAGCGCCTTGCAGAAGCTATTGAACGTAAAGACCAAAAGATGGTTGAGTTCCTCCAACGCGAATTAGAGGATACATCAGGCCCCAACACCTACAACTACGTCGTCTTCTCCGACAAAGACATCCAAGTCATCGAACGGAACGGCGAAGCGGTGCGGAGTCTGCGACAAGCCGCGGGCCTGCAAGGGATTCAGGAACGGAAGCTTTCGCTCCGCGAACAGGATGAGGTAGCTTATCCACAAGGGAAAGACGGAGATAAGACTTACGCTTTTGACTTTATTGACGAGCAAGGAACCAATCATGGCTTCATTGCTGTCACAGAAGAGAAAGGTGGCAAGCGCCTTTATGTAGATGATATGGGGGCAGATAAAGGGCCTAGGGCACTTGGTCCTAGAGCTATGCGTGATGTCCTTGAACAGCTTAAAGAGCGCTTCCCTAATGCGGAAACTTTGGAAGGCTATCGCGTTAGTGGGGCGAGGTTGAAAGCTGGAGAAGATGCAGTAGGCAAGTCCTCACTCGACCTCACCAAAATCAAACCCCGCGCTAAAGCTCCTGAAGAGCCCAAGCCGGGATTGATCCAACGCGCGAAGGAAGCAATCGTCGGCAAGAGCGAGGACCAAGTCGCGGCCGAGGCTAAGGCCCAAGATGAGCGCACGGCGTTCGATAAGGCCTCTGCTATTGGCATGACGGTGGAGCAGTATAAGCGATATCAGGCCCTGATTGAGAAGCGGGCCCGCGAAGATGCCGAAGCCGCGCAAGCCCGCGCTATGGCCGACCAGCGCAAGCGGCAGACCGCGGAGTGGAAAGCCAACCGAGCCGAACTCCGGCCGCAGGTGAAGGAGGAGGTCCTATCCCGGCCCGAGGTCGAACTCGACGAAATGCTTCGTGAAGGGAAGGTGAAGCTGGCGCCCGAGGGGCTCACGCCGGATCAAGCTCTCCTTCTTAAGGACTACGTCTCCGCCGACGGCATCCACGCGCAGGACCTCGCTGGGCTCTTTGGTGATACCGACTCGAAGGCGCTGGTGGACCGTGTCCTTGCCCTCCAGCAGGGCCGCGACCAAGCCGGGATGAAGCCCGAAGCCCACCTCCAGCGCCTGATCGACATCGAAACCGACCGGCAGATGGAGGCGAAGTATGGGTCGTTGGACAAGAACATTCTCGAAGAAGCAAAGGACCAAGTCCTATCCGAGACACAAGAGGACCTTCTTCACGAAGAAACCCTCGCCCGCGCGACAGAGGCTGGGCTCGAGTTCTCGATTGGGAAGGAAGAATACAAAGCCGCGCTGAAGGGGTTCTTTGATCGGCAGCTGGTCCGAGATGTGTCGAGTGACCAAGGCTTAGCCGAAGCCGGGCGCGCGGGACGGGCCGCGGAGATGGCGCTCCTCAAGGGCGACTACGCCGAAGCGTTCCGCCAAAAGCAGCGGCAGTATAACGCGGTGGTGATGGCGAACTACGCGCGGAAGTTTGAGAAAGAACAAGCGCGGTTTGAGAAGCTCGCGAAGCGGTTCTCATCGCGCGAGGTGCCGGGGGTCGAGCAGGAATATACGAACTGGGTTCATGACATCCTAGGGCGGACCGGGAACCCGGTGAAGCGCTCCGTCGAGGACCTTGCTGGGGCCATCGACCGGAGCGAACAGAAGACCCTTGCAGACTTCGTTGAGTTCAAAGAACTTCATGATATGCGCGAGGTGCCTGTCGCGGAGTTCCTCCAAGACCCCGAGTTCCGCAAGCGGGCCGAGGACCTGACCACCGCGGAGTTTCAAGCCCTTCATGATTCGATTCGTGCCTTGGCCAAGAACGGCCGCGACGAACTGAAGCTAATCAAGGCCGGTGAGGAGTTCGATCTCAATGAGAAGAAGCGCGAGATGATCGCGCAACTTGCTCAGTTCAAGGAGAAACACTATGATGCATCTGGCGGTCGATGGATGGGACCACTTCCTCCTGCTGTGGCACGACCACTCCGGACATATTTGGTTTCACACCTCCAACTTGAGTCGATCTTCAACCGTTGGGACCGGGGTGACCCTAGAGGAGTATTCACTCAATTCATTGCTAGAGAACTGGCAACCGCTGCCAACTCTGAAGCCGCACTAGAGCGCGAGTTCGCGACGAAGCTGCGGGCGGTTGCAGATAAGGCGGACTTGAAAGAGCGGGTGCCGAATGAGTTATTCAAGGACCCGCTAGGCGGCGCCTCGATCCAGATGACGAGGAAGAATCTACGGGCGATCCTTCTGAACGTCGGCAACGACTCGAACCTGACCAAGCTCGCGCGGGGGTATCTCGGCACGGTGGAGAAGGGCGACGTTGGTCGGGCACAGGTAGAAGGCTTCAAGGCTCAGGTGATGCAATGGCTCCATACCCACGCAACGAAGGAAGACTGGGATTGGGCACAAGGCATCTGGAACACCTTCGCAGATATTAAGAAGCGATCAGATACAATGTATCGGTCTCTGACCGGCGGCGTTGAGCCCGAGTCGATCCCGGTCCGGGCGATTGAGACTCCGCACGGAACGTATCCCGGCGGGTACTATCCGGTGATCTACCACCCCGTCTGGGAAGGGGCGAGCAAGAAGTTGATGGGCGGGGACATTCTCGAGCAAGAGAACTACGTCCGCGCGACCACCCCCGCTGGCTACACGAAACAACGCACTGGCTACGCGGCCCCGCTCTCGCTCGACCTCGACATGATGCCGGTCCGTATGCGGCAGATGCTTCATGACATCGCGTTCCGGCCGAGCGTGATTCAGGCAGGAAAGATTTTCTACGATAAGGATGTTCGAGCCGCGATCACGAAGCACTATGGGACGGAATACACAAAGATGCTCGTGCCCTATCTTCGGGATGTGGCGAACGCCGCGAATTACCGGAACGATGCGCAGCAGGTCTTTACGCGGTTCTCGGAACTCGTCCGCCAGAACATTATTGCGACGCTGATCGGCTTGAACCCCGGCACGGTGCTGAAGCACGGCCCGACCGCGGCGGTGAACTCGGTGACAGAGGTGGGGTTGGGGAACTTCCTCCGTGCAATGAAGGGGCTTTTCTCGATCAACGAGGGGACCGGCGAGACCAACTGGAGCTTCGCGTTGAAGACCTCCGAGGAACTCCAGCGCCGTCATCGGTTCTATCGTGAGACAATGGGCGGCGCGATGGAAGAGATTCAGGGTGAGCGCTCGCTCCGAGACAATATCATTCGCCTTGGCTCATATCCCGTCGCAATGTCGGACCTGCTCTCCGCGGTGCCGACTTGGATGGCGAAGTATCAGAGCGAAATGGGCGAGCATGGGATTCACGGCGATGCGGTCTTTGCTGCGGATCGAGCGGTTCGACGCGCTCATGGGTCGAGCGTTATTACTAACCGGCCACTAGTTATGCGGACTGGACCTTTAGGCTCTTGGTTCGCGTCGCTGTATGGCTTCTTCAACCACATTATGAACCGCCAATACGAACTCGCTTGGAAAGCGGGCGACACGCTTGACTTAGTCAAGAAAGGGGAGTATAAGAAAGCTATGGCTGAGGTGCCCGGGATCGCGGGGATGTTGTTCTCGTATGTAATCGCACCAGCCATTATCGAGGAACTTGTGACTCCTTTAGCAAGCGACAAAAAGGAATCATGGGGAATGAAGGCCGCAAAGAGCCTTACCTATACTGTCTCAGCAAGCTGGATTGTGGTGCGCGAAATCGCTTCTGCGGTTTTGAATGGTCGCGACCCAAGTATGGGCCTCTTGACTACAGCAGCTAAGACCGTGACCGATACAGTCCGCGATCTCGAGAAAGACAAGCCCTTCTCGAAGCGGAACGCGGGGCGCCTCATCCAGCACTCAGCCACGACCCTTGGCGCGGCGACCGGGCTGGTGAATGCTCAGGTCGGCAAGTCCGGCCGGTTCATCTACGACTACGCCAACGGCCTCGTCAAGCCCAAGGGTCCGTGGGGGTGGATGGTTGGGCTCCGGTATGGAACCCTCGACAAGCACTCGCAGACATTTGATCAATGGATGAAAGGACACTAACCATGTCTCAATGGCCCCACGACGATACTCCGTCCAAGAACGCCTTCTATGGGAATTTCCATTCGCCCGGCTGGCAGGACTTGAACCTGACTCACTTCCAGCCGCCGTTCATCATGTACTACTCCAAGCGGGTTATGCGGCATGGGCTGCTGGTGCACCACAAGATCGTCCCGGCGCTCACGTTGATCTTCCAAGAGATTTGGGAGAAGTGCAACTTCACTCAGGCCGAGGTGGACAAGATCGGTGCGAGCGACTTCGGTGGCTGCTTCAACATCCGGCCCATCGCCGGGAGTAACAACTGGTCGAACCATAGCTGGGCCTGTGCACTCGACCTGAGCCCCGGCACGAACGGATTCAATACCGGCCACGGCACACAGAGCAACATCGTCGTGGACGCCTTCAAGCGCCAAGGCTTTCTTTGGGGCGGTGACTATCACGGCCGAACCGACCCGATGCATTTCGAGGCCGTATCAAGGTAAGGAGCTTCTATGTACACCACCCTCGACAAAGCCCTCGTCGCCGCAGTTATGGGCGTTCTTGGAATCATTGGCATCGTTTGGAAGCCGATCAATATCCCACCTGAGACCATCGCGACGATCATTGGTATCCTCACGCCGTTGCTCGTCTACGTATGGCCGAACGCGCCAAAGGATTCAGCGTAATGTTCACTTGGGCTAAGATCGCGTTGTTAGCGCTTCAAGTCGCCGACATGCTTGTCACCTTGGCCCGCAGTAAGCAACAAATGGATGCGGGGGCGGATCGAGAGATCGCTAAGGCCTCCGCATCCATCTTGGCTAAAACTCAGGCGGCGAAGGAAGTCATGGTAGAGGTGATGGGGATGAAGGACGATGAAGTGGACAAAGCGCTGAAAGGACTTGAGCCGTGATTTGCATAGGCCTCGTGTTCGTATATTGCTTTGCTACCGCCCCTCAACAGATCGACTCCTTCTGCCAAGTCTACCAGCCGGTGGTTCAGGCGAAGGGCGATGGATCGATTCAAGGCACTCAAGGCGCCAAGCGAAGGATACTCGCTAATGAACTTACCTATCGTCGAGTTTGTCAAAAGTAGTTGGGCGAAGATCGCGGCGGTACTAGGGGCCGCTACGGCTATCGCCGCCGCTTGGCCGATGGTGAAGCCCTACACACCGGTGGTCTACTACTGGCTCCAAAAGGAGCTAACGCCGATTAGCGAGACGTGTATTGAAACGGCGCTGATCGTGAATGATTACCAACAGCAGCGCTTGCAGCAGAGTATTGGAAGGCTTAACGCGGTCCTCAAGGACAACGACGACCCTAACCTGCGCGCCGCGCGAGAGCAAGTCGAGCGTGATCTTATGGCCCTACAGGTGAAGAGTAAGAAGCTTCACGGAGTGGCTCCACAGTGACCAAGCACGAAGAGGATCAAGACCCATGGACTCAGCACGAGTTAGACCTACTTCACGAAATGGTCCGCGACTACGACCGCGCAAAGTGGTTGAAGGGACAAGCGAAATGGTGGGCGATCTGGATACTTGGGCTCCCAGCCGCTGTCCTTACAATCTGGGAACCACTTGTCCGCTTATGGAAGTTGTTGAAGGGGGTATGAAGGCGAAGGTGTTTTATCAGGTCGTATCACACGGAACGGCCATAGCAATAGGATTGTCCCTTGCTATGGCCGTTAGGTGGTGGTTAGCGTGAGGCGTAGCGAGGGCGGTGGGGGTCTACGACCGGAAGGCCGCGAATTGACCGGGTGTGGCGCCAAGTAAGGCCACGTCCCCCATTCGGATCATAGAGTACCGCGTTGCCGTTTGAGTCAACCGACTCGATGTAAGCAACGTGGTGATTCCAAACAACAACCATGCCGGGACCCGCGGTGGTTCGCGCGAAGCGAAGCCACGCAGAGGCGGGCCATAGATCCCGACGAGGTTCGCCAAATACCTTAACCGCTACTCCGCAACCGCAGAATAGACGACGTGGGCATCCAGCTGGGTGAGGGAGGACTGTACCGTCGTAGGCATAGGTCCTGCCTGTGCGAGTTACGACTTGCGTCTCGCCACCATAGGGCGAGCAGTTAGGGTTGGCGTAGCAGTTGGTTGTTTCCTGATTCGAGCGATGGCTATGGCGAGGTGTGGCGTTAGCAATCGTGGACGTTGCTAACATCACCGCGAACGTCATGGTCAGGGCTTTGATCACGCAGAGTCTCCAAGGTTGTTGACGATGGGGGTAGTATGACAGAAAGCGAAGCGGATGTCAATCCCGCGCTTCTACCACAGCCTGCCAAAGCTTCTGGCCGGTTGCGTTGTCGATGCCGATTGTGCGAAGTTGGCCGCTGCGCTCCATCACTTCAATGACTCGCATCACGCTATGAGCCGGGACCCGCTCTTGTGCGAAGCGGACGATCTTATGCTCAAGTACCCCGGCTCGCTTGAGGTCGGAGGAAAGGACGTAGTGGAAGATTTCATCCATGGCCTTCGCATCCGCGCCAGTCCCGCCAGCTTTGAAGATTTCGGGCATTACCTCCTCCGCCTCTAGAAGCCAGCCCATCGCACGATTGAAGACTTCCTTGGTGAGTAGGAGTTGGTTTCCCACATCCACCGCTGCGACCATAGAGAGCTTGAGTAGATGCGCGAGTCGGCGGGTGTTGTAGTGGAGGAGCTTGGGGTGATTCGGGACTGGTCCTTGACCGACCTTGCGCCAGTTGTTGATCGCGGCTCGGTAGTCCTCAGTCGCGGAGAATTGTCCGATAAGAGAGTTGATAATAGCAAGATCGTGCACCATGTCGCTAGGAGCGTCTCGAGACGTGTGGGCGAAGAAGTCATCGGAGATTATCCTTTGGTCCGAGAAGACCATGATGACACGGGAGGTGAAGCCTTGGTCCCATGCGTTCTCGGGCATGAACTTGATTAAGTTCGATGGCGTAGTTCCTGAAAGAATTGATAGTTGAGGGTGTTTGATAAGGATGCGTAGATCGTTCCCGCGCCGTCTCTGTGAATATGGTGCCGTAACGTCATAGAAAGTAGTGAGTCCGCCAATAATCTCGTCGTCAAATTTGTGCATGAAGGCGCTGAGTTCGTCGGCGCAGATGAGCATGCTGTTGTACTCAAGAGGCGGGTTCGGCAGGTTGATAATGGTCCGCTTCGCATCGACAAGGGCATCTACCATGCTCGCCATAGACATTGAAGTGGGGGCAAGATGTGGTTCAGGCAAACCACGATAGAACTTAGCCGCCGACATAATCGTTCTAGTCTTACCAACGCCCGGATGGCCCACCAAAAAGATATACAAGTTTGGGTATAGTGGAGCGGAGGTTTGTAGCCAGACCTTCTGCTCAAGCGTAGCGCCGATAATGCCAATGGCAGCCCACTTGCGAAAGATAGCGGCGCTTTCCAGATTGCTTGCATATTCAACGAAGCTTTCGATCCAAGATTGACACTTTCGGCGACCGGCGCCGTTCATCGTGCCCGGTGTAGTCTTTGAGGCCATCCACGTTTTCCTTTGAATAATCGCCGCGGTTCCAGCCGACTTTGCAATCGTAGGGGATTAGAAGGGTTCGGTCGTGTTTGAGTTGGATGGGGACTTTGAGTTGGGAAAGGATGCGGGGGATGATGGTGTCTTCTTGGGCTTCGGGGTATTGGATGGTGATGGCGTCGTGATCTTGCATGAGGAGGACGGCGTCGCGGGCGCGCCACACGTTGAGCATTGCGGTGTTTACGATGTCGGCCAAGCTACATTGCGGATCATATGCAATAGCTTCTCGTAGGGTTGCGTCGTCGTTGCGCCTTCCCCAGAACTGTCTCTTGCGGCCAGTAAGGGAGATTAAGGTTCCGGTCTTGCGAAGCTGAGAGTCTACATACTCCTGCCAACGTAGGTGCGCCGGGAACGCTTTGAAGTATTTCGGCTGGAAGTCTTCGACGACCGTGATCGGGAGTTTGGCTTGTTGAGAAAGAGTTGCAGCCTTACCACCATAGTTGCTTCCATGACCAAGTTTCTTGCACATAAAGCGGTAAGTGTAGTGTCGATAATAGGGTTGCTCTGCAACATTCTTATCGAACTTGAGGTCTCCAGTAGGCGACCAATCAAGTCCCGGCCAACATATTCTTGCAGTTGCTGTATGAGGGTCCCCAGATTCACAGGCTTCGAGGTATCGTCCGTCATGAAACAAGTTCCATTCTATTGCTCCTACGATAAAGCTCTCCCCCGACTTCGCATCAAACTTCGCCATCTTCATTCCGGGGTCGGCGATGAAGATGCTACGCAGCGACTCCTCGACGTTCTGAAGATTTCCGCCGGTGCCGAACTCGCTGAAGCTGGAGGAGAACCGGCCCGTCGATGTGCCCGCGATGTTGTACGAGGTGCGGATGCGCCCGTCGGGATCGATCTCGGTCTTTAGCATCGCGATTTTCTTTCCGAGGTCGCGCATAGTGGTGATATGTCGCACGATCTGCCTCGCGATGATATATTGCTCCATCTTCTCCAGCGCGTCGCGGTTGGTGGTGGGCTTGCCGCCACGGCGGATTGGTGGGATCATCAATCGATCGTAGAAGAGGGTCCGGAGGTCGGGCGGGCTGCGCCAGTTGAAGTGCGGCATGCCAACGCCTTCGAGTACAATTCTCTCCAGCTGCGCCTCAAGACGCTCGATCTTGTTGAAGTAGTCGTCGATGACCTCAGCCTTTCGTTGCTGATCAACCAAGATGCCCCGCAAGCGCATCTCCAGTGCAGGCCCTTGTAGATCGCGGCTGAAGCGATATGTGGCGGCGGTATGATCGTCGAGTTGAGGAAGTAGAGCATCGAGAACCTCCGCGGTGACGCAGCAATCGAGGCCGTTGTAGACCTGCTCGCGCTCGAAAGGGGAGAGCGATTCCGGGGCGGTGGAGTCGGTGGGGATGATTTTCATTCGTCGTCTTCGACGACCTTTGGGATGAATAGAGAGGCGTAGTATTCAACGCCATCATAGATCACAAGGCCCAAGTCTTGGAACTTGCCTTCGATGAGACCGTAGGGTGGAACGCCCTGTTGCTGCTCACTCTCAATGCGAAACTCAACACCTTTGAGATCGACTAGAACTTTTTCAGTAAGTGCGAGTGTGGTCATTCATCCCTCTTAATGGTTGTAACCTTTCGCTCCGTCTTCCACGGCCCCTCGTCGGTGAAGACACTCCCGAGGAAACCAAGGCCCTTCAACGACTCCGGTTGTAGGGCGTGGGAGAGGAGCATAGTGTCTTCTTCTGCGCCGTAGACAGGGATGCCTACGCTTCGCCAGAGGAAGGCGATGTCGTATAATCCATTCTGAAAGACTTTTCTAATTTCTGCATTTCCGAGAATATGTCTACATACCTCCCATGCAGCATGCTCGCTTCGGTCAGTAGGCCAAAAGCTTTTAGTCTTCTTTCGTCCGTCGAAGAATGGGATGACAATGGCTGTTGCTTTGTTAGGGGCGAAGCCAATGCATGTAACTTGGTTTCCACTTGTTTCAATGTCAACAGAAACGAATCCAGCTGGTCGGATGTGTTCATTGTAGTACCTTTCTATGTCTTCAACGGTTGGCTCAATCCATATCTCCCGCTTCGGCCTCCGGATCTCGGGGAACCCAGCCTCCCGCTTCGCCTTCATCAGGTCCATAACCGTAGTCGGCCGAAGCTCCCATTGCCTCAAGACCGCGGCGGGGTGATAGGTAGGCAATACCTTAAATCCAGTAGCGGTGTGAGTAGACAATCGCGTGGTGCCGCGTATCTTTGATATGCCAGTAGTCCCACAGAGAGCCCAAAGAGGAGTGTTGCCAAGAGCGATAATAAGGTTTGGATCGATGGTCGTGATTTCATCGGCGAGGGCCTCTAGGTGGGGGATGAATTCGCGGCGGAGGAACTTGGATTGGACGAGGGCCGGGTATCCGCGGATGCCTTCAGCCTTCGGCCCACAGAGGGATTTGATGTCGTTGCCGAATGGGTGGAAGGGGAAGACATTCGCGCGGCGGACTTCGGGGTGTAGGCGCCACACAGCGTCGATGCAGGCTGGGTCGCCAAGGTTCCAGAAGCGCGAGATGAAGGATTGGTCCTCGGCGGAGAGGTCGATGACGGAAGCATCGTGGAGCATACGGAGGAGTTCGACGCCGGAGGCGCCGACGAAGCCAGCTTTGAGCTTGACCTCATTACTCCCCCACGCTTCCCCGAGTAAGAGAATTGGCTTCATTCGCAGGCTTCGGAACCTAGCTTGGCGTAGCCCGCGATGTCGTCCCAGTGGTCTTTCTCGTTTGGTGTACTAGCAATGCGGGCGAGCTTAACGAAAATCATACCGATGGCGAGTTGCTGTTGTGGATTCATAGGCCATACAGTCTGCACCTTATAGCCGTTCCAAAGTGCAAACCATGTCTTGGCATTATCTTCGAATGATCCATGCGTCTTCTCTCGTTCGACGAGTAGTGGGTCGCGGTCGGTCATTCGAGCCATTTGACATCCTTTATCATGCTCAGTAGGGTCATTAGTAAAACAGTATTGGCATAGATACCCTGCCATCTATTCCTCCATTAAGGCTGTGGGCCCTTCGCCACGCTTAACCTTCGACGAAGGGCCCATTGCGTTACGCCTTACTCAACAACGAAAGTCTTGCCAATCCGGGCGAACACGCTCGTCCCGTCTTGGCTCGCTTCGTGATTGATGAAAATCCCGACCTGCTTGCCGGGGGTCTGCTCAATTGCTTCAGCAAGCGTATCAACGTCGTCGAGGTCGATCCCACAGTGTTCGAGGAATTCCTTCAAGCGCCACACGGCGCCCTCAGTGATGTAGTAGGTGTTCTTGATGGTAACGTCGGTCAGTTTCTTGTTGTCGCCGAGATAGGTCGCGAGGTCGTCGGCGTCCACATCGTCCCCAGCGGCGTGGATTTTGTGGGTGAACTCGCGGAATTCCGTCTGCTTCTTGGCCGACTTGTCGATCCGCGGCTGGCCTACGAGAACGGTGGTGTAGGAGCCTTGGGGGAGCGGTTTCGGCTTCTCGATCTCGGACGGGGCGCGGTCGAGGATGGAAGAGAAAGATTGTGCTTGTGCAGCTTTTGCCATGTGGCGTTGGTTCCTAGTTGGTTAGAAGGGAATTTCGTCGTTAGCGTCAGTGCTTGGCTTAGGTTGTGCTTGCTCCTCTTTGATTAGAAGATCGTCGAGAAGGTCTCTAACGCGGCTAGATAACTTCTCGAATTCATACCCATTGATACGTGATAGTGCCTCTAGCGCAATGCTGAGGTCTTTGATCTTCCGTTCGTTCATTTGCGGACCAGCTTGGGTTTCGGAACTTGCTTGGGTGGCTCGCGTAGAACGGCGAAGAAGTCAGCAAGGCCCGTCTCGATGGGAAGGGTCTTGCCCGGCATGGCGTTCGGGTTAGTGTTTGCGAGGTCGATCATGCCGTCGGATTCTAGCTGGATAGTGCGCTTGCCTCCTTTGTTGGTGTAGCGGATGTAGTTCGGGAAGTATTGAGGGATTTTCGGCGAGAGCTTCTGGCCCACGCCTTGTGGGAAGATTTTCTGGGTGCCGTCAGGGAGGTCCATGTATTGGCCGTGCGCAATGACGATCAGGTTGCAGGCGAAGGACTTGGACGTGAGCATCCCCAGCATTGACTCGATAGCGTCCTGTGCGTTGCCGTAAATCGCGCGGCCATCGGCCTCACCGGAGCGGCCCTTGGGGATCACCGCGGCGCACCAATCGTAGGCCGCGTCGCAGAGGCGCGAGAGTGAGTCGATCACGAGGACGCAATCCGGGCCCCAGTCTGAAGGGACGCCGAGGTCGACGACTTCGCCGGAGTCGTCTTTGTATTTCCACCGGTCGAGCATCTTCGTGGCCTCGATGAAGGCCTCGGTCTTGGAGATCAACGGACCCGCGGCGGTCATCTTGCGTTCGTCGCGGAGAGTGCGGAATTCGACGTTGTCGATCAAGTCCGGGCATTGCTCAGCGATCAGCTTCGCGAGGATGTCGAGGAGGTTGTCGAGGTCGAGGATGCGAAGCTTGTACCCGGCCTTGACAAGTGAGATAAGGGACCCCGTCTTGCCTGACTTCGCATCGCCGATCAGAAGCAACTTCACGAAGTCATTGGATTGGTGGCTTGCTAGGCTGGGCATAAAGCACCTCGGTGTAAAGAGTGAGTAGGTCACCCGCCTTAACGTCGGCTTGATCGGGAAGGGTCACGGTCATTGTCGTAGACCCGCCGAGTTCGAGCTTCATCGCGTTCGCGGTTCGGTCGGAGACGCGAAACTTGCCAAGGACGAGGACAAGGCGGAGTTGCTTTCGGGTCGCGGCGGACATCTCAGCGTCGGTTGGGTCAGGCATCGAACTTCTGCCTCTTGAGCATACAGACGACGAAGCAACGCGGGGGCGCGGTAGGGTTCGCCTGTGCGAGATTCATGTTCAGATGCCACGGCTCCCAGCCTTCCTCGCCGAGGCGGTTGATCTCGTCGAAGATTTCTTTCTGGAAGTCGGCTTGAGCCTTCTCGGTGCCGAGCGGGCCGGATTGCATAGCGAACTCGCGACTCTCCCAGCGGGGGCGGAAGACCGGAGATTTTATCGGGGCTTGAGTGGATTCCATCTTTGATCCTCTGTGAGTTTGTCGAAATCTGACTTGAGAAACTGCTCTCGCACCTGTGGGCTCTTTGAGCAGATCGATCTGAACCTGCATCCACCAAACTTATCGCACGACAAATCATTCATCGGCCAATAGTCGGCTTCAGCGAAGGCCTCAGCTTGGGCGAGGAGCGAGTGAAGGTCGGTCAGCCACTCATCGAGTTGGTCGGGGGTGCGATAGGTGAAGCCGCGCACGAAGCGGGCGCCGTAGTCGCCGGATTTGTCGTAGTCGAGCATGAGTTGTGCGGCGTTGATTATCACGCCTTTGATCGGCGAGGAGAGGATGACCTTCCCCGCGTAGGAGTAGAGGGACATTTGGTTGTGTGGGGAGTATTGGTCGAAGTAGTAGGACCCGAGGGTGGTGAGGGAGGTCTTGTGGTCCATCACGAAGAGCGAGCCGTTGAAGTCTACAACGCGGTCGAGGTGGCCACAGAGGAGGTAGGGTTGGCCGGGGATCAATGTACTATCAAACACAGTACCAACTTCCTGCTGATCTGCTCGCGGCCCCCAATCCAACTCAAACCTAAAGCTCAACTCCACCGCGGGCTTGCCGTCGGCTTTGATGTAGGTCTTCGCTGGGTCCTCGGCATGTTCGTCGAGGTACCAAATCACGCAGCGGATGAGCATGTTCCGCGACTTATACTTCCCCGCCCGCGTGTCGGGATCGGGCTTGAAGTCGGCGGTGCGCTCAAGGAGGGCTTTGACTACGTCGAAGATCGCGTCGTCATGCGGGATGCCCGCGGCGCGCGAGAGGTCATAGTCTTGGAGGGCTTGATGGTACTCTTGCCCGAAGCGGAGATGGACCGACTCCTCGGTTGAGCCCCATCCGTCGATCATGACGTATTGGTAGAGGCGTGGGCAGGTCTTGAGGAGGCCAAGGCTTGTGCTATCCCAAGCGAACTGCACCTTAGTACCCGGAAGGAAAGGGGATTGGGCTTCGGTCACCGGCGCCTCACAATCGGCTTCACCTCAGTCGCGCCGGTAAGGCCCGCCATCACCGAAGAGATGTCCACCTTCGGGCCGGTGTCCTTCTTGGCCTTTGTGCCAGAGGCGGCGTTGGCGCGAGCTTTGCGGTGGTAGGCGATGATGGATTCGATGTTCTCGGAGGTCAAGCTGAGTGGGTCCAAATCCATGAGGGCGTCGATTGTGTTCACTTCGGGTTCAGAGGCCATTTGATCTCTTTCGGGGTTGTCTCTCGTAGATGATCACGGACGAGCTTACGCACCACCTCGCTCCAGCCGTGGCCGTAGCGGCGGTACATCTCGGCCTTGTCGACGCGATAGAGGTTGATGAAGGCGCGGTCAAGGGGCTCGTCAGCGGGGGCGGGCATTTAGATGATGACTTCCACGGTTTTCTTTACGAACCACAATTCGCCCTCCTCTGGGAACGAACACACCATCACCTTCTCGCGGAGCGGTGAGTTCTTCATCGTCGCCGACACCATCTGCCGGGCCTTGTCTTGATACGCGGCCTCGATAGGGAGGCGGATGCCGAATTCGAGGGAGAGGGTTTCGTCGAAGATGGAGCGGATTAGGTCGGGGGTGAGGCGGGCGGCGATGGTCATGCAAAGCCCATTTTCTTATAACAGTCATCACAGACTACATCACACTCTTCTGTCGTGAAACCCTCAAAGTTCTCTTCAAGCTCGGCCTTAGCCTCTTCATCTGACCAACCGAACTCGAACACACCCTTGCACAAGGCACAGGTGTAAGTGGGCTTTGCCATTAGCGCCTCCTCAAGTAAGGAATCTGCTTCTGAGTCTCTATCTCAACAGGGTTCTCGATCACGATCTCGTCGGTGGTTGAGACCAGCTGTGGGATCGACCTTGGCGCCTCGATCTGATGCCCCTCAGGGATCGATTCGACCTTGCCAAGTTCCACCTTCTGCTTGTCGAGGTAAACCCAAGCGTGGTCCCCTGCGTCCTCGATGCGGACCACGAAGATGTCGTAGACGCTTCGGCCGTGGAGGGGGTCGGCGGGATCAGGGAAGGTTTTCTCGTTCTCGGCGCGGTTGATCGCGCGGGCATGTTGGATGCGCATGCGGAGGTAGGTCGCGGCGTTCAGGTCGGGGACCTCAACACGAATACCGCGTGGCTCGTCAAGGGCCTTGTCGAGGAGTTCGTAGCAGTCGGTGTAGGCGAGGCGGGAGTTAGAGAGGGACATTACAAAGGCTTCTCCCTAAGCGCCCAACCCCTGCCCCAGACTGTCTCTATCTCAAAGGGGAGGTTCATACGTTTGATGTCCTGACGGAGCTTGCAAATGTAAACATCGAATATCTTCGCTTCACAACCGCCGTTAGGATCAGCTCCGTACATCACGAGCCAGAGAGCTTCACGAGAGACGACGTTGTTGAGGCGGTGAGCGAGTTGTGAAAAAATAGCAGCTTTAGCCCTTGATAGGCGAATGACGCTATTGTCCTTAGTGATGTGGTCTCTATAGAAAATGAAGTTTCCAATAGCCACCGGCTTGAAGTCTAGCGTGTGACCACATGAGGGACAGGTAGCTACTGCGATGTGGGTCATGCCCATTTGATGTCTCGAGAGTTGATGTAGTAGAGTTCATTCTTCGAGCGGGTGTCGATGACGTAGCGGAGGTTCAGGTCCTGCTCATCTTCTCGGCAAAGCCAAGGGTCGAGGTGATAGACGGTATCCCACTCAAGGCCCTTCGCCTTATGCCCCGTCATCAATCGGATGGTCCCTCGCTGCGCGAAAAGATGTTCCGCATACGCCGTCGCCTGCGCGAGCGTCTCACCGTGTTGGGCGAAGACCCGCATGCAGTCGGCGAGGTCTTGGGCGGTGGTGGATTCTCGGGCGAGGCGTTCGAGGAGCCAGTCGTCAATGGCGGAGAGGAGACTGGCGCGGGACATGCTTGCATCCCCAAGCTTTCGCATAATGCCGAGTAGCTTCGGGCCAATCTCCGATCCAGCGACCGACACAGAGCGTCCAGCCCCGAGGAGTCGCAAGGCAACGGCAAAGAGCGGAGCATTATTACGCGAGAGGATGGCGGAGCTATCACTGAAATCTGAAGGGTGTATTGTGTTTTTGCTTTCGACATGACCGCCCGGTTTGATCCATTTGAAATGTGGGACACGCCAACGGGCGTTTTCTACGATTGCTTGTGGGCAGCGGAAGGAGACGGAGAGGTCGCATCCTGTTGTGCTGAAGCGGGTGGCAAGGGTTGCCATTCCACTTTGCACAGCCCCTCTAAAACCGTATATAGACTGCCAAGGATCGCCGACGAGTATGGTGCGACCCTTAACAAGTTTATCAAGTAAAGCATGGTTGACGGGGTTAAGGTCTTGAACTTCATCCACCTTGACGAGCGGAAATCTGGGAAAGGTACCTCCGAATAGTGCAGGCATGTATACTTGATCGTTATAGTCAATGTTGCCTTGGTAGGCTGCTTGGATTGACCGTGTGAGAACCGCGTCAATGAGATCGGCGGTGAGGTCGTCGGGGGTTTCGTCGAGACTCGCGTGGAAAGCACTTGCCCCGATAAGACGTTTGGCGTTGGGGAACTTTCCCTCTGGGACATACCCAAGCGCCTTCGCTTTCGCGACCCCCGCGACGACTTCCCAGAACGAGTCCCAGAGCGGCCCTTGGTCTTTGCGCGGTGTTTCATCGATGATTCCTCGGAGGATGTCTTGGGATTTCTTGGGATTCAGCGCCAAGTTCTTAGAACAAGACTTAGCCCAAATGCGATGGCCAAGAGAATTAAAAGTGCGGACTGTGGTTGTAGACAACATTCGGTCGGATGCATCTTCGGCAATCTTTTTGTTGAAACAGAGATAGAGGATGGGCTTCGCCTTCACGGCGCGTTCGATCATCTCAAGGGTCGTTGTCTTCCCGGTCCCCGCGAGGGCCGAGATAAGAAGGTTCGAGTCGGTCCCTGTAGAGAGGGAGAGGATGTGTTCCTGCTCGGAGGTTGGGTTCACTTAGCGATCTCAAGCTTCGGACGATACTCACCGCACCAGCCTTTGTCAGCGAGCATGATGGGGAAGCGGTTAATGATCTGAGCGGTGCCGACGTTGTAGATGAGTTGAGCCGGGAAGCGGCGACAGACGACTTCGTGCTTCTCGTCGGAGGGGAATGCGAACTTACAGGTCTTGCAGGCTTCGGGCATAAAGTCGTCCTTATTATCCCTTATTGTAAGGCATTTACGTGAAGAAGTCAACCTGCGCGTTAATTCAGCTTCTTCGTGGCGAGTTTGGTCACCTGATGAATCATTCGCTTAAGGAGTTCGCTCACCGCGATCCAGCCGTCGGCGAGGGCAATGTCCTTCGGCCCTGCGGACTGTGCGCGGGTAAGGTGGGCCAGCATGGCGGCGCCCTCTTGGGAGTGGGTGAGGTCTTCAAGGAGCTTGACGTAGACCTCGCCGTGAGAGACGGAGCCACCTTTGGTTTCGAATTTCATATCTCACCTAGAGTGTGACGGCGGGCTTTGTCTTCAGCTTCAAGGCGCTTCAGTGCGCGTTGGCCGAGGCGGTCGGACATCTCTTTGCGCTTTGGGTCGAGTTCGTCTTTGAAGGTAGAGACGAGGTCGCTACGCATGCCGATCATTTCGTCGTGGAGGTCGGCAAGGTTCTTGTGGATGGCAAGGGCGTCGGACTCGAGCCCGAGCCAACGTCGGAGAAGGTTCTTCATTATCGCCTCGTTATGGTAGGTCGCTTCACGAGCCCCAGCCGCTCAGCGAGGTTGGAGATAAGGCCTTGACCGCGTGGGGCGGGGGTGGCGGAGTAGTGGTCGGGCCAGTCGGGAGGGACGATAGAGGAGCTTGGGCACTCAACGGTTGTATAACCTTCTTCCTCACTGTAGTAGCGCAGTTCGGACAATGGCTCAGTCCAATAAGGGTAGGCCCTATGCCCACTCGTCGGAATGATCCATCCCTCCTCATCGCCGATCTGAAGCTTCTGTGCGATGTCGAAGGCGGGCTCGTTTCTTACCTTGTGTGCTATCAAATAGAGTTCACTCATGTCGGAATATCCATTCGTGTAGGTCGCGCTTTTGCGCGTCGGTGGTGGAGAGGTCGAAGACGGCGTAGCAGGTGGTGAGGGCGAGGAGGGTTAAGAGGAATGGGGCGAAGGAGGATGGGGGCATTGCCGTTGTTGCTGGCGCGCGGTTACTAATGATTAACGCGCCATCTCTCTACGCATGAGGAACGAAAGCGTTTCAAGAATTACTTTGGTGGTGTCTGTGTCGTCCCTGTCCACATAACGCCGCAATGCAAAGTCAATGCGGTTCAGGAGGTCGTCGGGATCGGACTTTGCGGTATCAAGTGCTGCGGTCATTTTCTTTGCCTTTATGTGATGTCAGCGATAACCGGTCAGGTAGAATTTGCCGCGCCATACATGCCCAACGATGGTGTGGCCCATGTCCTCGCCAGTAAAGCGCCGACCGAATAAACGAGCCATCAGAACGGTCCATCGCGAAGCGTGGAGAGTGCGGATAGCGGCGACGGCCCAACACGTCGGCAGTTCATTCCATTTCGGCATGTCACTCTCCATCGGTCACTAGCCATTAGCGCGAATTGCTGCGGCGATTCTCGGGGCAAGGTGCGAATTGACCCCGCTGAATCCCTCCGCGATCTTCGCACACCGCTCGCGCTCGATACTAAGCGCAGCGCGGTAACGTTCCTTTTCTGCGACGAGTTGGTCGTAGGCTGCGAGTACTTCATCGTATGTTGGCTTCGTGCTCATCTTTCCTCTTAATCGTCGTCCTTGCGTCGGCGCTTTTCGCCTTCCGCAAAAGCCCACGTCAATATCTTGGTAAGCGTGTCACTGTCGCACGTCTCGCCGCGCTCGAACCTGTTAAGCGTTGGGTGAGACACATCGATCTCTTTCGCTAGTTCGCGGACGCCCACCCGATTGGCCCACCGATAGTCCGCTATGATCTGTCCAAGTCTCATCTGGTTCTGCTTTCAATCGACTCGTTCGGTGATGAACTTTTTAAGGAGCGTGCAGGTATCCTCAATGCTTTTGATTGCATCTTTCTGTTCGTCGGCGCGGTACGTCTCTACAAGTAATTTATAGTGCGCCATCGTCATGGCCGAGGCCGCATCTCGCGGACTGTCGAAAGTCAGGCGGATGGAATCAAAAATCTCAGTAGCGACCGCATCAATCTCTGCATCGCTTACAAGTCTGACGATTTGGGCCATCGCGGTTTATCCTTTTGCGGCGGTAAGCGGCCTACGCTGCCTTGTCGCCTTCCCATCCAATCGGTTTCTAAAAGCCTGCTGCGTTCTTGTGACCGCCGCCCGCTTGCGCAGTTTGGTGATGATTTCAGCGGCACGAATGATCGCGTCCTGAAGTCTCTCCTGATATTTGTGATCGCTGGTCCCCAGCAAAGCTGCAAGGGTGCCTCGGCTCTCGCAAATGATTTCAGCGAGGGCGTCATGCTCATGTCTGTGCAGATTGCCCCATGAGCCTTCGTATGCCGTGATCTTCATGTGCCTTTACCTCTTCTAAACAATCTTCAACGCCTTAAGCACATCCCTCACCCCTTGCCGCTCAACTTCGTCAAAGACCGGCTTCACTCGCTTGATCGCGGGGTGGGTCGGAGAGACGGTGCGTGGCGCGGTTTCGGGAGTTTCGATTAGCGCGTTGAGGGCGGATTGGAGGCCCTCACGGGTGAGGGGATAGCGGGTTATGTAGGGAGGCCCGCCCTTGCAAGGGATTTCGCAATAGATGCCGTCGCGAGTGGCCCAAGCGATGGTGGCGTTGAGAGGACGCGCGGTTGTAGCGGCGGTGGCGCTCATGGAAGTTCTCCGTAGATCAAGAGCCCGGCGACAGCCACAATGATGACAATAGCGGCAATCACCATCGCGGTTTCGTGGAGTTCCTCAGGGTCATATTGGTGCATCATCGGCGCCGAAGGATAGGCGAGGGAGCAGGCACGACTGGGGACGCAAGCACCTGCTCCCTCTGGGCCTGCGGAGCGGAAGCGGGGACGGCTGGCGCTTCAGCAGGCTGTGTGGTCGGCAGAGGTGGCTGCGGTTGTCCAACCACCTCTGCCTGAGCCTGTTGAATGGAGACTCCCGGAGCGTCAACAGGCTGTTTGGGTTCTTCTTGTGGAAGCACGATTGGCTCACACCATGTCCCTGTCTCAGGGCAGTAGAAGCGTTGGGTGTTCACCGCTCCTAGCATCATCGGCAGCATCCGCTTGTGCTTGCAAGGGCGGAGGACGACGGAGCGGGAGTTCGCGGGGCAGTCGCAGAGGAAGCCCGCGCCTTTGCGGGTGAGGTTGTAGGCGATCTCGAAGTTGAGGTCCGCGTCGAACTTGGCGATGACGTAGTTGGAGCCCGCGGAGCGGAGGTTGTAGAGGGTGGTCATGACAGTTCCTTCTCTAAGTCCTTAGCGAGCATGGTAAGGTTCCAATCGCCTTCGCCTTGATCCACCACGCCAAACAGCATTAGATCGCCGGTTTCACTATCGCGGTCAAGGTCATGGCCGTAGGTACGAGCCACGCGTTCCAGCGCCGCTTCGAGCTTACGCCAAGAGGGAGGCTTAGACATATCGGAGGTTCCTAAATCGGCGGTTCGATGTAACGAGGTTGGGTGTCGATCTGAAAGGAAGAGATAGGCCAGCCGTTGTTGTCGAGAGTGGCTTCGAGAGCCATTGCTAGACCATTCGCAAGCTGATCGTCAGGAAGCTTCTGTCGGTATTGCTCGGCGGTGTCAGGCTCGATGGTGATGGTAATGCAGATGGACATGGCTCAAGCCTCCACGCAGGGATAGACGCCTACGAGGTGATCCCCATCATCGGCTTGGCCTTCAAGGTAATGTTGGCCTTCATCACACTCAATGAATCATGCTTATCCGGTTGACTCCCAAGCCTACTTGGGCTAGTATTCTCGGCATGAACAGCACCTCCAAGGTTCACGACATTCACCAACGCGACGACCTCGCGTTCCCTACCTCTTTGCGGGGATTTCAGAAGCTTTTCCCCGATGACGCGGCTTGCGCGACCTATTTGGAGCGCGTTCGCTGGCATGGAACTTTCGAGTGTCAGCATTGCTCCGAAAAGGGCGAGCCCTACCGCTTCGCCGGCCGGCCGGGCGTGCTGCGCTGCCGCAAGTGCCAGCGGGATACGAGCCTGATGCGGGGAACCGTAATGCAGGACACGAAAACCCCGCTCACGGTCTGGTTCTGGGGCGCCTACCTTGTGTCGAGCATGACGCCCGGCATGTCGGCGGTGCAATTCCAGCGCCAGCTTGGCCTTAGCCGGTACGAAACCGCCTTCAATATCCTGCACAAGCTGCGCGCGGGGATGGTCCGCCAAGGGCGCGACCGTATCGGCGGCAATCTCGCGCGCGGCGATCATGTTGAGATTGACGAAACCTATATCGGCGGGGCGGTGCGCGGCCAAGGGCGCGGCCCGCAAGATCAGACCCTTGTCATGGCTGCCGTCGAGGTTCGCACGCGGCCGGCCAAGAAAGGCGACAAGCCCATGCGGCGCGGCGGGCGCTATGCTGGCCGGTTGCGGCTGGAAATCGTGCCCAATCGCGGCGCGCGCGCCATGACCGGCTTTGTGGAAGCGGCGGTCGAGCCGGGCGCAATGGTCATCACGGACGGCGCGCCGGGCTACAGCACACTTGCCAAGCTCGGCTACCAGCACCTTCCCGTGGTCGAGGGGAATGACCCCAAGGTGGCCGAAGAGTTCCTGCCCATCGTCCACCTTGTTTTCTCGAATTTGAAGGCTTGGCTTGGCGGCACTCACCACGGGCGCGTCGAGCCGAAACACCTTCAAACCTACCTGAATGAGTTCGTTTTTCGCTTCAATCGCCGCTTTTACCCCTTCAATGCCTTCCGCTCGCTCTTGGGCATCGGCACGAACGGCGAAGGCCCGACCTACGCCGGCCTGTATTCGGGCGAGTGGAAGCACCCCACGATGGCTAGCCATGGGTGACCTCCCCGCCGATAACCGTCCCCGGAGCGCGGTAGGCTTGCTCCTGCCGCTGCCAGCCATCGCCGCGCAACACGACCGGCGCGCGCTTGCGGAATCTTATCCAGAGCGAATAGGAGACGCGGCCGTTCCGCAGGCTGGCGACCCGATGCGAATAGGTTGGCCCGACGATGCCGGCCATGCCGGGACGCCACGTCTTGCGCGCGCCGCCTTCAAGTTCCTCGACATAGCCGCCGCGAAGGATGACGCGGATGGCATAGGCCGGGTGAGTGTGGAAGCAGTCCGGGTCATCGGCCGCGACCATCTTGTGCAAATCGACATGCCGCCCGCGCGCGCAAAAAACGTGGCGTACCCAAAGGGTTGGGCGACCGTCCATCGATCCGCGCCATTCATCCCAACGCATCGCTCAGGCGCTCCACTTATGTTCGGCGATCCGTGGCTGCGGAACGGGCGTAGGGCCATTGAACAATTGGGGAATCAGCGGCCAGAGCGCGCGCACAAAGGCATCGGCATCCTGTTTTCGCGCGAACCGGAGCGCTTGTTGATGGTCCGTGGTGTAATTCCACTCTGGCGTCCAAGCGAAATGGGTGCCGCGCTCATCAGTGCGGACGAAAAGATAGGCCGGGCTTCCCGGTTGGGACCAAGAGGCTTCAATGACCCACGCGAGTTCGTCAGCCATTGTGAACCTCCACGACGCCAAGGCTGTTCGCGCGCACCGGACACGTCAGGACGGACGGCGCATGTGCCTTGCCGCATTTCGGGCAGAGCCAACCGTGCGGCAAATCCAGCGGCGCGGCGCGCCGATGTATGCGGTCGCATTGACAGCCGGCCGTCGATTGGCATTCCGGTCGCGAGCAAATCACCATTTTCGTCATCTCCGACTATCGCTAGTGGTCTTGGGAGTCAACCGGATAAGCATGAATGAATAGCCCATGCGCGTTAACATGAACTTCATGGATCGTTCCTTCACGCAGGCAGGTGAAGCCACCATCTACCTTAACCTTGTCTCCGCTTTGAAGGGTGGTTAACTTAGCCCACTCAACGCCAGTCGAGTCGTGCGACATCGTTTCGGTCATAGACGTTCTCCGTGATTATGGGACGTAGTATAGCAGACTTTGCCCGCGAAGTCAAGGCGCTTGTAATCCCTTATGGGCTGAAGCGGGCATAGCAAAGCCCCCATACCGGGTGAAGGGTATGGGGGCGGAGGGTTAGTCCTCGACGATCTGTAGCCAACCTTCGACACCTTGAGCTTCAATAGCCGCGTTCATGATGTCATTGTTTGGGTTGGCCTCAATTTGGGCCTTGAGGGCTTCGGCTTCATCTTTGGTTTCAAAGATGTCGCCAGTGTCTCCTGACTCAAGCTCACTCTCTTGCCATAGAGAGCGGGACATATAAACTAGACGATAGGGCATACTCACCTCCTGCTAGAGCAAAGCCCCTGCCAGTGTTACCCGGCAGGGGCTTGGAGTTAGAACGGAATGTAGTCGGGGTTAACGCTGCCATCAGGCAGATAGCGGTCGGTGTAGTTCTTCGGCTTGGGCGGATCGTTGAAGGAAGCCTGAGTGAAAGGTTCTTCAGGGACCGGCTTGGGCGAAGTGGGTTGCATAGCCGGGGTCTGCCCGAAAGCCTTAACGAACGTGTCGCGGATTGCTTCCAACTTGAGGTGGGCCTCTTTGAGGCTTTCTTCAAGTTCGAGAGTACGCATACCGTGATCGTCGCGTTCACGCTTGGCTTGGTCAAGCTGAGAGCGAAGGTCGGCGTTCTCGGCTTCAAGCCGGGTAGCTCGATCGGCCTTGGCTTGCGCCTCAACCAACTCAGCCTGTGCCGCGTCCCGCTCATTCCGCACCTTAGTCAAGGCTTGGTCAAGAGCTTCGTTAGCGTTGCGAAGCCTATCGGCATCCGCCTGAAGGCCGCGCACTGTCTCGCGGAGCATATCAACGTCTGCCTTAAGCTGGCTCATGCCAACCACGCCGTCAATAGCTCGCTTGAGGATGGACTGGACTTGGTTCATTTCATCCTCCGTGATGGGGGCAACCTGGATGCCCGTGGTTCCATCGGTCATTGGGTGAACTCCTTGTTAGGCTAAGCTGGATTACCTAGCCTTTGATTTGCGATAGTGCTTCACTAGATACTTGCTCGCCTTATCAAGCGCGTCACGGTTAATTGCTCTTAGCGGTAAGCCTTGAGAGATTAATCGTTGCTTGATTATCCAGCGAGCGAAGGCTAGTTCCACCTTTAGCTTAGAGACTTTCGCCATTGTAGTCTCCTGTGCTTGTGAAAGAGCTAGGGGCGCGAACGTCCCTAGCTTAACTCTTGTGCTTGCACTCGCGCCTTAACCCTCAGGTATGGCTCGGCCTACGGTGGGCCTTGGCCCGGTGTAGGGGTTGCACGTAGCCTTTGAGTAGCGGGTGGAGTGGGGAAGTGTAGGCCGAAGGCATCCTGAGGCTACGCTGACTGTCCATTCACGTCTAGTATGAGTTATCTCTAGCTCAATTCGACGAGTGGACCGATAGGTACATGCCCTACCTTACAGTGTCCTCATTGCTGCCTTCGGCTGTCCCTGCTGGGGACTAGTGGGCAGTAGCTTGGGCTTCACCCTTCGCCTTGGACTTCACCTTGCCCGCTTGCTTTGCAGACAACGTGCCGTCCTTCTTGCGCTTGGCTTCAGCCTTCGCCACGAGTTCAGGCGAAATCTGGACAACCTTGGAAACGTCGATGGTGTCTCCAATGCTGACCTTCTCACGCTCGGCGAGATTGGCCTTAGCCTTCTCGATGAGCGCTGCGCCGTGTGCGCTTTCAAGGTACAAGTTCGCGGCTTTGGTGATCTCAGACGCTTCAACGTGCGAGATTTTGATACCCGCCCGCTTCAGTTCATCCTTAACCAGCGCCTTCGCCAACCGGCGGGCTTCAGTCATCACAGCGCCAGTTG